TTACGTCTTTGGCTTACGGCCTGCCTTCAATCCGGGTGGGTTACCGCTCGGACTCTTGGGCTCGGTCAGAAGCTGGGCGACGGTCACGCCAAGCACGGCGGCGAACGATTCCAGCCGCGTCAGCGTCACGTTCTCGCTGCCGCGCTCGACCCTGCCGACATAGGAGCGGTCGATGCCGGCCTCCAGCCCCAGCCGCTCCTGCGACATGCCCTTGGCAACGCGCAGGGATCGCAGGTTCCAGCCGAGTATTTGCCGCGTGTCCATGGTGCGGCAGATGGCCAGAGATACAACTTAATAATCGACGGACTGTTAGTCCCTTATTATAGTAGTCACATCACCATGGGGCTGGTGAGCGGACGAACCAAACAAACTCGGCCGGGCTCATATCGACGGCACGATTTGGAACGTGAGACATGCGGGCAATTGGGGCGGGGATTTTGTTCATTCTAACTATGGCGGGTGCCTCGCCCAGCCATGCCGATCAGGCACATAGCTGCCTGATCACCATCGGCATGAACCGGTGGAATCCCGGGACCTGCACGGTCGAGGAAGAGGGCAACACTCTCACTGTCGAATGGCCCGGCGCCGGCAAAATCCACTATCATGCGACTCTCGAGCGCTCGGGGGGATCAGGCAATCAGGCCAATGCATCATGGACAAGGGTGCGCGAGGATTCAACGACCACTGAGGCTCTAGGTCGTTTGAACAAGGTCGGCGATTGCTGGATAAACAACAAGGCGGACATCTGCTTTGCGATCAACGCCGAGGTCGCGACCAGCGAGTTTGACGACGATCCTTACGAGGATGAAGGCAGCGAAGATCACGACGTCGCACCTAATGTTGCCCCGAGCGGCAATGCCTCGTCGTTTCGCGGCATCCAACTCGGCATGACAAAAGCGCAGATCAGGGCCGCATTGAACGACGAATTTAGCCTATCCAGCGAGTTGCCAAGTCCGGACGGCAATCCCAAAGGTTCTGATGCCACCTATGCCATGACTTTGTTTTTTGCGCTCGGGGGCGTGCAGATCCCGAACGGGATGCCCTTCGGCAGTCAATATATTCTCAATGGCGACAACAAGGTGTGCGGCGAGATGTCTTTTGCTGACGGCCACGCCGACAGGATGCGGCTGGGTCAGTGCTATTTCGACATTCAGGGCAGCATTACGATCTCAGACTTCGCGCGGCAGATCATCGACACCTACGGCCTCGAAGACGGCATGGAAGGCAGCACGAGATCGATCAAGGGGCCTTACGGACCTATCGGATATGTCCAATACACCGGGGTGAAAAGGGAGACCTCTGAACGTTTCACCGCTGCGGTGAACGACCTGACCCACGTCCCCACCCTGACGATCGAGAAGATTCCCAGCATCAATTTCAACTAGGCGTCCGGCCCCGACTGTCAGCTGTGCGGTGGCAAGCACGCCGCCGCCGAAACGGCCCCTGACGGCCTCGTCACAAGCATCAACTCACGGAGAGGAACCCTCATGACTGCCTACATCGATGCCATGCGCCACTATGCAACCTTCTCGGGGCGGGCGACCCGATCGCAGTTTTGGCTGTTTACGCTGGTGTACTTCATCATCGCCGTTGTTGCGCTTGTGATCGATCAGGTTCTGCAAATCGACCCGACCGGCGAGGCGCAAGTGGTTATAGGCATCGTCTCCCTCGTTCACCTTATTCCCTCCCTCGCTATCTGGGTTCGGCGCCTGCACGATATCAACCGCAGCGGATGGTGGCTGCTGATTGCCTTTGTACCGCTGGTCGGCCTCATCGTCCTGATCGTCTTCGCCTGCACGGCATCGCAGCCGGCCATGACCGGGGTGCCCTCGGTTGTCGACCTATCGAACAGGAACGCTATCCAGCCGAGCATGGCCGCTGCCAGACAGGACGCATCTTCCCTCGACCGGCTGGAAAAGCTCTCCGCTCTGCGGGCATCTGGCGCCCTGAGCGACGAAGAGTTCGCCAACATGAAGAGCCAGATACTGGGGAAGGACCGGCAGTGAGCCTACCCGGCCGAATACCGGGAACCTTTGTCCCGACCGCCGTCGCCCTGCTGGTGATTTCCACTGGCACGGCATGGGCACAAACGTCATCCGATAGCGACGCTCTCACCGTCATTGATGTGCTGATCATGATGGCGGTGACTATCTACTTCCTGCCGACGATCGTCGCCTTTGCGCGCAGGCATCCAAACCGCTGGCCGATCCTGATCATCAATACTGTCTTCGGCCTCACCGTTCTCGGTTGGTTCGGCTCACTGATCTGGGCGTTCGGTGCCGTGCATCTCAGTCCCTCCGGAAATCATGGTGGCGAGAGCCGATTAAACCTGTTCGTCAATGATCCAGCACGCAGGGAGATTGCCGTCACCGGACCGATACCGGCAACGCCTCTGCCCGACGATCCTGCTGACGAACTGTGCCGGCTCAAAGCCCTGCACAATGCCGGGACGCTTGATGACGGCGAATATCAACGCCTGCGCGCCGGCCCGCTCGACCGGTTGGCACGTCGGGGTTAAGTAGGCCCACAGCGCCACACAGCCGACCGCTGGCGCGATTTGACCAAAGGTCGAGCTCATTGCCCCGAAACGACCGGCGCGCGCCCTATGGGTCGCCACGAGTCAAACAGCCGACTTCGCCTTTCAGCCGCTCGACAGGGCCGCCGCGACCGCAAGCACACCTATTCGCTGGCCGGCCGACCGGGTTTTTCGACCAGCCCCGACGCCGGATAGCCACACCGGATGTACCGATGGCTACGAATAGCCCGAGTCATGAAGTGCCGCGTCGACGGCCTCAACCGTCAGCCCCAAATCCCCCTCTGAAAGATGCGATCACGAGCCAAGTCCCGCGGGGTCTGGCCATTCGGAACCCGCTGAAATTCCGTGTGCGAGCGTGGGAGAATGAGCACGTCTCCGACGTCAAAATATCCACGTGGGATGCATTTCAAAGTGTATTCGACAACGCGTTCTGGCGTTTTTTCGATCGGCTCCCAAAGCATATGGTGCACCGCATTGGGGCGAGGGAAATACCTTTCGTGCTCATCATAAAGGTGCTGTTCGAGACTCACCGTGATCCGGGTGCTGGGCGGCGTCAGGCAGATGCCATGCATGTGTAAGCCATCATTGATGGCTATATTAACGAAGTGATCTCGGTCGAATTTCTTCTTCTTTGGAACCGGGCGGTCGAAGCTGAAAATCCACAGCGGCATGTCGGTCACCGCGACCTTTCTGGGGCGCCGAAAACAACGCTTCACATGCCTCGCGTAGAGTGTCTCAATCGTCTCCCGCATCAGCTTTCGCTTCGTTTCCTCGTTGCCGGGGAGAGGGTTGAACATCGTGGTCGCGAATGTTGGTTCAAATCCACGGTTCAGATAGCCATCCACCCAATCGATATGGCTGCTTACAAGCTGGGTTACAGTGGGGCTCATAATAGCTGGTCCTTCATGGGTTACATGTTTGGGTATTGACTACGGTCACCTGTTTGCCCGTGGTGCTGCTAGGCCATCGATGGTCGAGACCCCCTCAGGCCGCAGGCGGCCATATGCGGGTGCTGGCCAGCACCCGACATTGATGGTCTTGGGGATAGGTCTCGAAAGGGGCGGTTCCTCGCTTTCGAGTGGGCTACCGGCAGGGAATTGGCATGACGCCACCCAACCCTTTACGCGTGCGTCTGAGATGCTGTTGACTGTGTTCGCGTGCTCCCACGCGAAGATGTAGTCGAGACAGTAGGAACTCCCTGTCCGAAGAGATTCCTCGGTCAGCTGCGTTGACTGCCTGCGGATGGCACTGGTCAAGATGGTGGGAAATAGCAGCGGACGAAGTGGCCCGGAAAAATGCTAGAAGCAAATTTGCTGCGAAGCTTTGAGAAGTGAGTGTCAATGGTGGCTTGAAGCGCCATCTCGCCACTGCTCATTCCGTTTAACGGAATACCCCCGCCTTTGACTAAAGGCGGGGGTACATCAAGAAAAATGCCAACAGCCTGCTAGAGTAAGCAATAGTGCACCACGCGGCCCAAAAATTTGTTCCGACGTTTGCCGAATATCTCAAGCCCCACAGCGACACACTGGTCTTTCTTAGCGTTGAGCAACTCTGCTGGATCGTCAACGAACTCCAACTCGGCAATAATTTTACGCAAGTTCTGCGTAGCGGTCTGCTGATCGCAAGTTTGACGATCCCGCTTGCGGCGCTCGTTCAAAACGGCTCGCAACCCGCCTCTGCTTTGAAACTCGTCGGGCAAGTCCTCTGGCGCCGCATATTCAAGAAGATACTCGGCGGCCAACCGATATTCGCTTCGTATTTTCGGCCCGACGTTGTTGAACCCGGCCTCAAACACAAGTCGCAACTTGTCGGACGGCTGAGCGTTCTCCCTCACTTCGTCCGGCCAGAACGCGTCATTTTTGAAGGCTTTCCAAGCGCGTGGGCCCTTTATCGATTCGGCCACGATGCAAACGTCGGCGATGTTCTGGTAGAGTGTTGCGTGATACTTCTTTTCGTTGCCATCGATCGTCTTGCTGATCTCACGAAGCCGAACCATCGCAGCAGACTCGCGCATCGTTTTCACGGATAGATTTTCAGCCTTGAAGGTGCTCATATCGCAGCGTCTCCATCGCGGTCCTCGACCCCAGTCTGGCTGGTGTTCAGTCGGCTGCGTTGACTCACGTAGGTCATGAGATCGTGGAAGCGGTAAACTACCCTGCCGCCAGCCTTGACGAAACGCGGACCGCTTCCGGCAACCCGCCAGTTTGCCAGTGTCTTCGGTCGAATCTTGAGGAGTGCCGCAGCTTTGCTCGGCGTCAGCAAGTCATTGTCGCTATATACGCGGCCTTGCCGTTGTTTCGCTCGGGCGGGGGGCAACAGGGTCATGAAGCCCCTTTGCGCCCCAATCTTGCAAAGCTTGATGATTGCGCGATCGTATTCGGTGAGTTCTCGCATAGAAGGCTCCACGCTTTGAGCCAAGTCGAGCGAGAGGCCATAGCCGTTCACGTCGACCTGACCCGTTGGTTCAGGTTTACGTGAGACGACCGTTCGGCACCCGGAGAACGCGCTTGCACGTTCATGACGACGGGACGGCTGCCGAGCCAAAGTCGCGTCGTTCGCAGTCTCGGAGGGTCTCCCCTCGCTACCCGGGAAGGGCAGCTCCACCAATATGGGTGGTTTCCATTATTTGAGCACTCCTTGATCGCGTTGCAAGTGCCATTGCGAACAAAAGCGTGCTTACCCTGTGATTGCCATATTGGTCGTCGCTCAACCGAATAGACGATTAACTTATTGATTTTATTGGCGCACCCGACAGGATTCGAACCTGTGACCTCTGCCTTCGGAGGGTCGCCTGCGGATCAGTGAATCCTACTGCGTTTTCCGCCTCTTATTCGAGGTCGAAGTTGAGGCTTGTACGAATCCTGTACGAAGCGCGCTCTGTACCTTCTTCTTGGTGTCCTCGGCGTGGGTGTAGGTTTTCTGCATCAGCGTCAGGTCGGCCCAGCGGCCCGCCTTGGCGACGGTGCGGGCATCCAGCTTGCGGCGAACGAGCAGCTCGGTAGCAAAGCCATGCCGGCCAGCGGCATGCGGCATGATCTCCTCGATGCCGGCATTCTTACACGCGGTCTTCCACGATTTGTAGCAGCCGTTCTTGCTCGCGTAGCCGAACATCTTCGCCTGCTTCACCCTCGTTTTTCCGTGTGGTCCCTTGCGCGGCCGGCGTGGATGAAGGTTCGCCAGTTCGATGACTAGATCCATCGGCAGATCGACCCACTGCGCCTCGGTGCCCTTCGCCTCGGGCATCCAGACGCGCGCGTTCTGGAGATCGAAGTCGTCGGGGATCAGCGCTGTTGCCTGGCTGATGCGGGCGCCGGTCACGAACATGAAATAGGCCATGGCGCGCAAATAGGGATTGGCCTTAGACCGGAACGCCAGCACCCATTCCCACGAGCCTGGTGTCTTCTCCACCCTGCTCTGCTTGCCGCGTTCGCGGTCCTGCTTCAGGCGGTCGGCCTTGGTGTATGCCTTCACCCGGATCGGCGGGCACTTGCCTAGATCGTGCGCATTGTTGATGACGGCTCGGATCGGCGTGACCACGTGGCGCTGCCATGAATCGGTGGCGCCCTTCGGGTAGAGGATTGGGCCGAGGTTGCGCACCTCCTGCGGCGTGATCGACGCGACGATGCGATCCTTCAGATGGGGGAGGATCGCCTCAAGGTCCTTCGCTTCCATCGGGTTGGCCGGATAGAGCATCACGGCCTCGTCGAACGTCAGGGCCTTCTCTTCCCCAACGATATCACGTTTGATTTCCTTCCTTTCGAACCCGGCGAGCGCGACTTCGGCGTCCCTTTCTGGCGCTGTCGCAGGTATTCCAAGGCTTTGTCGGTAGTATTTACCGGACGATATTCTGTCGATGCGACCTTTGAACCACCACCATCCGTCTCGTTCGTAGAGTGTGAGGGGCACTTTTCGGGTTCCTGAAACAGACGGTCTATATGCTCGGGGAGCAATATCATTACCCTCCCGAGAATTTTGCAAGCGCCGAGCCGACGCGCGTCGGCCCGGATCGTCCTGGCGGACAGGTGGATACCGCGAGCGGCGAAAACATCAACCCATTCTTCGGGTGTCTTGCCTGCATCGAGAATCGCGCTGAGACCTGACATCAAAGCAGGCTCCGCTGCTTGCGGCCGGGCGTCGCGCAGTCCTGGCAGGCGTGCTGCCACTCGCCCGCAACCTTGGTGATGACGAAGCCCTCGGCGCGTGCGTCGGAGACCATGACGTCGAACTCGTCGGCCTGATAGGTCCGGCGCTGGGCTGTGCCGCATTCGCAGGCGATATGCATCTGGCCAGAATGCCGCTCGATCATGGCCGTATCGCCCGATAAATGTGACCAGCGTAGGCGCCGACGGCCTTCCAATAAACCGCCATGGGGCCTTTGTTGCGACGCCAGCTTTCCTGAGCACGTTGGCGCGCTTCTCGATTGAGGTCGCGCATGATTTCGGCAATGGCCGCCTTAGCGTCATCCGATAGTTCCGACATCCTCGCATAAGCTGGAAGATTGAGGACAGGATTTCTTACTTCCTTGCGCAGTGAGCGCTCGGTGTTGTCAGCCATTGTCGACTCCAAGGCTTTTGAGGAGGTTGTGCGAGTCCGCCCAGCGGGCGTGGCCCGTCCATGAGGCGAGGAACTTTTGCAGGCGCTCGGCATCGCCGGCAGCGCGATAGGCCTTGATCTTGCGGCGGGCGCGCTGGACGCTGTCCTTGCGGAGCAGCTTGTGGCTTGGCCAGATGCGGTAGCCGAGGAAGTTCACGCCGCGGCTTGCCGGCTGCACCGACCATTTCGAGAAGCGCAGGCCAAGCCTGTCGCGCGAGAACGCCTCGATGTCGTCGCGCAGCCGGCGCAGATGATCGGTCGACGGGCCGAACACGACTAGGTCATCCATGTAGCGGTGCCAGTGGCGTTCGCCGAGATCCTGCTGAAGATGCCTGTCGAGCGCGCCGGCATAGACGTTGGCGAATATCTGCGAGACGAGGCTGCCGATCGGAATGCCGATGCCAGCGCGCGGCATCATCGCCTCGATCAATCGCAGCGTCGCCCGGCAGGAAATCTTTGCCTCGATCAGACGCCAGAGCGTGCCGCGCTCGATGGAGGCGAAGTAGCGGCTGAAATCCGTCTTCAGCACATAGACCGGCCGGCCGTAACGCAGAAGGTGGCGCAGTTCGGCCTGCACAGCGACGGCGCCGGCATGCGTGCCCTTGCCCTTCCGGCAGGCATAGGAACGCGGCAACAACGTCGCGTCGAAGATCGGCTCGATGACGGCGCAAAGCGCATGCTGGGCGACGCGGTCGCGGAACGGCAGCGCTGCGATCTGGCGCCGCTTCGGGTCGAATATTTCGAAGGTGTTCGGCTCTCCCTGGCGATAGCTTCCGTCGCGCATGTCCTCGGCCAGGCGCTCAAGGTTGAGGGCAGAGAATTCCTTGAACTCCAGATGACCGGTCGTCAGCCGCCGGCCACGCGCCGTGCGCCTGTATGCCGCCAGCATGTTAGCATCGGCGGTGATCGGTCCGATCAGATTGCGATAGCGCTTAGCCACGGCAGCACCGCCGGCCGCGGGTTTCGACGGCATGGCCGCTACTCCCCGCTATGCCGGACCCTGCTGTGTCTTCGCCGAAGCTGGATGTCCGGGCTGACCACCCATGCAGGCCGGAAAGCCTGCGGGAAGTGAGCCGGCGCGGCCGTGGCCGGCGCCGAGCCGGGAATGCGTGGTCACTGCGGCCGCGCGCGGAGAGGCCGTCGTTGGAGTTGTCCGGCCAGTTGTCGAGGTTCGCGTAACGCGAGCCCGCGTTGGCCTCATTGATCCAGGACCCGCCGAAGATGGAGGGGCGAGACATCATTTCTCCCGTTCACCCGATCCGCTGCCGGCGATCCATGTGCCCAGCATCGCGCCGACCTCGGCGAGCAGCTTCAGCGCTGCTCGGTGCTGGCCGGGCGTGATGATCTTGACGGATGGATCGGCGGCGAAGCGGAGCCAGAAACGCAGCGTTGCGAGGTTCGCGTCCGCCGCATGGAGCCGCGAAGCCTGCCTGGACTTCGCGGCGTGGTAGATGAGGCCGACCTGTCCGATCATCAGGGCCAGCAGTTCATCCCGGAGCTTGCCGTGGCGGCGCGGGCAGCGCTGCACGATCGGGTAGAGGTATGCCACCGCCGCCTCGTAGCGCTCGGCGATGGCAAGCCCTTTTCTGCTGGATGGATTGTCGGTGATCATCGGTCGGCCCGTTGCAGGCCGGCGCTTTCGCGCCGGCTATTCAAGCGTCAGGTGGTCACTGCGGTCGCGCGCGGAGAGGCCGTCGTAGGAGTTGTCCGGCCAGTGGCCGAGGTTCGCGTAACGCGAGCCCGCGCTGGCCCCAGAGAGCCAGGACCCGCCGAAGAGGGAGGGGCGAGGATCGTCCGGATGTCCGTCCATGCCCCACACCCACATGTTACCGGTCGCCTGGATGATGCCGAAGCGACTGGTGCGCGGCGCGTCCAGCCCGGTGGTTTCCGGCTCGTCGGCAGCGCTGCTTCGTTCGGTCACGCCGTCGGCGGCGGCGAAGAATTCCTCGGCGCCGAGCAACTGCTTGCCGTGGTGGGTGTAGATCGCAACGGCCGTGGCGTAGTCGAGCTTCTTCGCCTTGCCCTTGCCGTCAGGCGCCAACGGCAGCGACCGGCCATCGGCGATAGTCTCTCCGTAGCGCGACGTGCCTTTGCTCAGATGATCGGTGCCGAGCAGGTAGATGTCAGCCCAGAAGCGCAGGCCGGCGTGCTCGACCAGCGCCATGCCGCGCGGATCCGGGCAGGCAGGGCGGAAACCAGCATCCCAGCAGGACGCGGGATTGATCGCCGGCACGGCGTCGCCGCCGGTTCGCGCGGTTGCGTTACCGCCGGGCGCAAAATGGAAACCGCCTACAGCGCCGTCCGGAACCGCATGATTGCAGCCGTAGACCATCGGCTGGCCGTCCTTGATGACAACGGCATAATCCTTGCCCGCGGCCAAATCTGAAGTCGGCAGCGGCGTGTCGCGGTCGAAAGACGTCGTGCCGATCAGGGTGCCGGCGCGGATGGAGATCGTGTCGGCGCCGGTGACGAGGAAGATCGATGCGCCGGCTTCCGGCCGGGCGATGGTAGCCGTCGACGCGGCCGGAATCGTGGTTGCGATGTTCATGGCTGCTTTCCTTGGGTTGAGAGGAGGGAGGCAGCCGGCGCTTCCGCGCCGGCTAGTCAAGCGACAGGTGGTCACTGCGGCCGCGCGCGGAGAGGCCGTCGAGGGAGACGTCCGGCCAGCGGCCGAGGTTCGCGTAACGCGAGCCCGCGCGGGCCTCACTGAGACAGGACCCGCCGAAGATGGAGGGGCGAGAATCGTCCGGATCTCCGTCGGTGCCCCACGTCCACATGTTACCGGTAGCCTGCATGATGCCGAAACGGCTGGTGCGCGGCGCGTCCAGGCTGGTCTTGTTCGGGTTGCGGCTGGCGGCCGACTTTTCCGTCACGCCGAATGCGGCGATGCGGAATTCGTCATAGTCGAGAAGCTGCTTGCCGTGATGCGCATAGATCGCCTGCACGGTCGGGAAATCGCAGCGGGCGACCTTGCCCTTGCCGTCGAGCGCTGACGGCCTGTCGACGCCGTCAGCGATCGTCTCGCCATGGCGCGATGTGCCCTTGGCCAGATGGTCGGTCCCCAGCAGGTAGATGTCGCACCAGAACGACATTCCGTCATGGTCGACGAAGGCCATTCCGCGTGGATCGGGACAGGTCGGGCGGAAACCGAGGTCCCAGCAGGAGAAGGGATTGATTGCCGGGTCAGTGTCGCCGCCACTGCGGGCGCTGGCGTTGCCGCCGGGCGCGAAATGGAAACCGCCGATGACGTCGGCGCCGGGCAAGCCATCAGCCGCGACGGCGACCGGATCGTTCATCGCGTTGATGCTGACGTAGTAGTCGCTTCCAGCCGCGAGTTCCGGCAGCGCCACCGGAAAATCCTTCTCCTCGAAGCCGACAACGCCGTTGGCGAAAGTGAACTCGGTGCCGGCGCGGATCGATATCGAGGTGGCGCCGGTGACGACGAAGATCGGAAGGCCGGCCGTCTGGCGGCTGATGGACGGCGAAGCGGATGCGGATTTCAGGGTTGCTGTAGCGTTCATGGGAATTCCTCCGGTAAAGGGTTGGAAAGGTCAGCGCAGCGCCAGCCAGATCAGGCCGAGGCCTGCGACAAGGATGGCTGTGAGGGTGGCGAACAGGATCCGGCGCTCGGCCGGCGTCGGGCCGAGCACGATGGTTTCGCAATCGCCGCGGCAATCGCATTCCGGCCATCCGGCGCAGACGCGCACCTTGTCATTGCAGGGTGGGATGGTGACGTCGCCGTAGACGGGATCGATGCCGTCCACCAGCTCGGCGCCGTAGGGCTGCGGGTTGCGCTGGGCGATCATGCCAGGACACCCATCCACATGAGCGCAAGGCCGATCCCGAACGCCGTCACCGCCAGCCCGGAAAGGACATCCTGCAGCGTGTCCATGTCAGGCGACCTGGCGCGCTTCGCGGGCGCGGTGGAAGTCGGCCGCCTCGGCGCCGTAGCGGTCGAGTTCGGCGCGGCTGAAGAAGGGAAGGAGATCGTCTTTTGAGACGCCCTCGTCGATGCGGTTCAGCTCGGCGATCTTGTCGGCGATGCGCTCGACGATGCCGGCGGTCGGCAGTGCAGGCGGCGGAACGGCCGTGGTGGCCGGGCGGTATTGCTGGGAAAGCATGCGATTCTCCTTTTCGCTTTTGAAGGGGATAGGCCGCGCGCAAGCATTGCGTGCATTAGCGCGGCGATGGATATTGGAATGGAGGCGGGAACGGGCGAGAGAAGCGCCCGCTCCCGCATAACCCCTCGAACAGGCAAGGACGCGAGGAGCTATCTCGATGAGTGAAATGACATGGCACGCAAGCAAGGAACCAAAGTCCCCGCCACCACCGCCGCCCCGCCCGGCGCCGCGTCCCATTCCACATCCGGGGCAGGGAGAATTCGGCAACCGGCAGGACACCAACTTCGCGCCGCCGCCGCCACCACCGGATCGGAAGAAATAGCCAGTCACGAACTGACGTTCGATCTGACGGTCGCAATCGCCTATCAGGCGATCCGAGAACAGTTTTTCGCGCGGCTCAATCGCACGCTTACCGGGTTGCAGGTCATCAGCGGGACGAGCGCGATTGCCGCGCTGTCCGACATGATCTGGGTCGGGCCGACTGCCCTGCTTGTCATCACTGCGGTGACCGGCGTTGTCAGCCTCGTCATTGATCCCGCTGGCGCGGCGCGTGACCATCACGCCTTGCGCTCGCGCCTGCACAACATTCGCGCCGAACTCGAAGAACTTGGAATGACCGCCGCTCGAATGCGCGCGGCGCGTGCTGGAATGGCTCGTGTTGCCGCGGATAGCCCCCCGGCATACCGCGGCGTCCAGGCTATCGCCTACAACGCCGCCGTGAACGCCATCTACGATGAGAGCGAAGCTGCGCGCTACCGGTTCAGAATATCCTGGCTGCGCAGATTGATTGCGCAGTGGGCGCCCATGCGAGGCTTTGTGTTCAAGCGATAGCACCGATCCACTCCATCGCGGGATTGCGATGGAGGGATAAATAGGAATAATCCTATTGCGATGTCAATAGGCAAATGCCTATTTGATAGGAATCACCCTATCGGAGCCAAGGCGGTACTATCCGCGCCACTGAAACCAAGCGACCACACGCCCGTACACTCTGACCTCCTCGCGCAATAGCTCGTAGTCTGAATATCGGGGGTTGTCGGCCATTACCTTGATTTTGTCAGTCCGCGGCACGAGTTGTAGGCGCTTGATCGTCAGGCCGTCGCCGTAGTCGCAGGCATAGATGTCTTCAGGCTGCGGAACTGTATGTGTCATGTCCACAAAGACGTAGGAGCCCGAGGTGAGTGTCGGCTCCATCGAATCACCCTCGACCGGAATTGAATAAACCTGCGGCATGTTGCGCCATCCCGCCTTTACGGCTGCCGGGAAAGACCAAAAGCCGTTTACATGATCGGCATAGACTTGATCGCGGTCGGCCAGCTTCTGACCTGGCTCGGCTGGAATTCCTTCTGGAGACCCCAGCCCCAGGCCGCCCCGCAAATTGAGGTTGGCGACGTCACCCTCTGGACCGGTTCGAGTAGATTTTCCAGCGGGCGACCCAAGGTCTGTTTCAGGAATATCCAGCATTTCTGATAGCCGCAGACGAATGGCCTCCGGCAATTTTGCGGGGACGCCTCGATCTAAAAATTGCTGGATGTAAGCGTGGTTTTTGCCAAGCTCCAATGACACGGCCTTCATATCAAGGCCTCGATCCTTAATGGCGCGGGCAATTCGTTTTCTGATCGGGTCCATGAACATGATCTGTCACCCCCGTTGACAGTCGTCCAATAGGAAGTTACCTATTGAAAGAGGAATAGGACTATTGGTAGGAACGATGACAATCGACGAATTTAGAGGGCATGTGGAAGGTTTCATTACCGATAGTGGTATGACACCGACTGCCTTTGGCCGCCGTTTCGCAGGCGACCCCTTGTTCGTGTTCCAATTGCGCGAAGGGCGTGAGCCGAGGTCCGCAACGCAACAGAAGATTCTGGTGGCTATGGAAGCTGCGAAGCACGAGCAGGCGGCATGACATCGCTCCGCGCCAACATCGTCCGGGCCAATCGTGGCGAGCGCCTCGGTTGCTACATTTTCAGTTCCTGTCCGCCACCTCCTCCCGGTGGGCAGGTGCGTACCGCGCCGGCCGTTCCTCCTCCCGCGACCGGCGCTGGTGTTTCCTCCGCTTCTTGCGCGGGCGGCGTTGGGAGCGCTGCGCGAGAGACCGCACCGGCCGAAAACCCCAAGCCCCCCGCCCGGGCCGGTGCGGTCAATCTTTCCTGTGGTGACGTCTCCCGTCCGCAGGCGACGGCTTCCGGTTCCCGCGTGCCGGAAGCCGTCATCCTTTCCGAGGTCTCGGCCTTTGTCCTCTCGCTGGTCGCCGCCCATGAGGGCAGGCGCCCGGAGGATATTGTCGCGCTGCTGATCGTCGGCGCGGCCGAGGCGATCGGCATCCATTCGCTGATCATGCGCGACGCGCACGAAGTCGACCTGGCCGACGTGCCGGACTTCGCGCTGCGCGCAGCGAACCGTTTTCGAGGTGGCGGACCATGAGCGCATCTATCTGCGGGCCTCCGATTTGATCTGACGCCCGCACACTGACCGAAACCGAACCGACCGGCACGGAATCTTTTCGCAAGAAAAATTCCTTGACGGCTTTGCTTTGCCCGGAACCAGCCATGTCGAAGCTTGACCCGACACTGTTCAAGACCACGCAGGAAGAGCGCATCCGCATCAAGCGGCGCACCGCGCAGCTCATCAAGCTGGCCGGCGGTCCCGGCGTCTTCCAGCACGTCGCGGGCGTTCCGACCGACATGCTTTCCAAATACGGCTCGCCGTCCGAGCCGAACCTGATCAACGCCGCCGTCATCATCGCGCTCGACCGCGAACTGGAAGCGCCGCTGATGCTCGGCGAGCTCGCCGCTATCCTCGGCTACAAGCTGGTGCCGCTCGACGACGACGACAGCGGCGAGGAGGTGACCCTTTCGGATGTCACCGACCTGCAGCGCGCCGACGGCGACGTTGCCGTCACGCTGATGGAAGCGCTCGAAGACGGCGTGATCGACATCGCCGAACGCCGCAAGGGCAGGGCATCGATAGCCCGCAAGATCGCGCGGCTCCAACATGTCGACCGCAAGCTGGCGAGGGGCGGCTGATGGAACGCGCGTCCTTCAATCCGTCCGATCCGTTTGACGCCAGCGCCGACGCGCTGCGTCACGGCATAGCCGATGTCGCGCTTGCCGTTTTCGCGACGCCGGCGTTTCAGGCTTTACCTGCGGAGCGTCAGATTTCCTGCGTAATGGCAGGACTGATGACGGGCACCATGGGAGTGATGCTCTCCTTCGTTCGCGAGGATGCTCACGACGATTTCGTTCGCGCGGTCGCCGAGTATCTGCCCGACGCCCAGCAGAACGCCTATGACATCATGGCGAACTCACCTTCGGCGGGGATGCAGTGATGCGCTCGCTCGCCGCTGCCATTTCCGGACAGGATGCGCCGCTGGCGCCGGGCTGCAACAGCCTCGGCCGGGTGCTCGCCGATCTCTCCAGCCACGAATGCCGTTTTCCGCTGCGCGGCGAAGGCGCCGCTACCCGCTTCTGCGCCGTCGAGATCGCTCCGGGTGAATGGATGCCCGGGGCATCCGGCGGCAGCTACTGCCGGTTCCATCGCCAGATCACCGTCGGGCAGGGAACCGAAGGCGAGCGCACGGCACACAAATTTCTCGAACGGAGGGGATGATGGGTTTTAAGACGGCGGTCATCGCCATCAAGGCGGCTTCGGTTGGCACCGGCATCAAGGCGATGCTGCGCAAGCAGAAGGCCGACGCCAAGCTGACCATCTCGCTCAGCGAGCGCATCGGGAACGAACTGGACTGGCGCGACGGCGACAAGCTGGAAGTGCTGATCGGCGACGCCGAGCACCATGGTCTGTTGCGCCTGCGCAAGAACAACAGCGTCGGCATCGCCGCGGTATCGCACCGCAAGACGACGCGCGGCGGATGGCTGGCGATTCCCCTCGGCCATCAATCCGTATTCGTCAACCGCGCCGAGGGGGGGGCGCTGGTGTCAGTGGGAGAAGGTCGAGGACGGCTGGATAGAGGTCGTTCTGCCCGCCTGGGCCGACGAGACGCGCACGCAACGGTCAGCCCGCTCCGCTCCTTCATCGTCTCCGCCTTCGTCGCCAGTCCGGCGCGGCGCCAGCGTGACCGCCGGCTTGATGGGCGACCCGGAGCCGGGTCGCCGCGAAGCCGTCGCAAGGATCAAGTGAGGCGGTAATGTCCGACGACTACGATCCCTATGCGCCGCGAAAGCCGGCGCGCGAGCGACCTGGCGCCAAGCTCAAGTCCGAAGATGACGAGGCGAGCGGCCCGCAGACGATCGCGGCTGGCCAGCTGCGCGCGTTCATTGAGCGCATCGAGCGTGTCGACGAAGACATCGCTGCCTTCCAGGACGACCGGAAGGAAATTTTCGGCGAGGCGAAGGCCATGGGTTTCGACTGCAAGGCCATCCGCGCGCTCGTCCGTCTGCGCAAGAAGGACCAGGCCGAGCGGCAGGAAGAAGAAGCGATCCTCGACCTCTACAAGGCCGCGCCGGGGATGGCCTGATGGCGAAATACCAGCTCCTGCCGCCGCTTTCTCCGGAAGAATACCAGGCGCTCGAACGCTCGATCATCGAGCATGGCGTGCTGGTGCCGGTGGAATACGACGAAGCCGGCGAGATCATCGACGGGCATAACCGCGTCGCCATCTGCGAGTCGCTCGGCCTCCTCGACTGGCCGCGTTTCGTACGCAAAGGGCTGTCCGAAGTCGACAAGCGCAAGCTGGCGCGTGAGTTGAACGTCTCGCGCCGACACCTGACGACGGCGCAGAAACAGGCTGTCATCGCCGACCAGCTACGCGACACGCCGTCGATTTCATCGCGCGCTATCGCGGCGATGGTCGGCGTCGATCACAAGACCGTTTCGACGGTGCGCGAGAAGCTGATCTCAATTGGGGAAATTCCCCAGTTGGAGGAAACGACCGGCCGCGACGGCAAGGACCGGCCGGCGCGCAAGCCGATCAAGACCGCGTTTGTGCCGGACCAGCCGAATGTTGGCGAATACATGAAGGGCGCGAAAATCATTCGCGCCGAGCGCCAGAAGACCGCGCACAGCGTGCGGCTGGCCCATATGGAAATGATCGCGACGCGCGGCGAGAAGACTGCGCCGATCTGGTGGAAGGGCGACGGTAAGGGGCCGACCTATCCGGTCATCTACGCCGACCCGCCATGGAAATTCCGCGTTCGCTCCGAGGAAACCGGCCGCGAAAAGAGCGCAGAGAACCACTATCCGACCATGGACCTTGCCGCGATCCTCGATCTCGGCTGCCCGGCCACGAAAGACGCGGTGCTGTTCCTGTGGGTGACCGACCTTGCCAACGGTCTCGCATGCATGGATGCGTGGGGTTTTGCCTACAAATCGTTCTGGGGGTGGGAAAAGCAGTATCCCGGCGAGCAGACGGGCACAGGATACTGGTCGTTCGACAATCTCGAACTGCTGCTGATCGGCACCCGCGGCAAGCCGCCGGCGCCGTTGCCGGGCACCCAGCCGGTGAAGCTGACTGCACACCCGGTGCGCGATCATAGCGAGAAGCCGGATTTCCACGCCGAGCAGATCGAGCATCTCTACCCCGGCGTTCCCAAACTCGAAATGTTCTGCCGCGCTCCGCGTCCCGGCTGGGATGCGTGGGGATATGAGGCGGCGCCCGCCGAAGCGGTGCCGGCATGAGATGGGTTCCGTCGATAAAATCCGCGACCTCATCCGCTCTGGCGCGACTGTCCACATGGGTTTCGCCGGTGGCTGTCGCGTCTGGTGGATCGAACATCCTTATCGAGAAATCGACGACGCCGACATGCTCGCCGCCGCCGAAGGACACAACGGACAGCCGCTGCTCGTCGAGACTGGCGACTGCCTGTTCGGCTGGGAAGGCAACTCACAGACATGGCGATCCGTCTATGCCGACTAGCCGCCGCCGCGCCGAGATCGAGCAAAGGATCCTTGCCGCTGTCGACGTCGTCGACGCGGGCTACGTGACGCCATGCTGGCTCTGGACCATGGCGGACAGCGGCAAGGGCAGGGGCGGCGGCTATCCCCGCATGACGCTCAACGACCGCACATGCGCGGCCCATATCGTCAGCTTCACCAATCGCCACGGGTATGTGCCAGGCAACAAACAGATCGACCACAAGTGCCGCAACCGGCTGTGCGTCAACGCTGACCATCTGGAAATGGTCAGCCATATCGAGAATCAAAAGCGCCGCGACCTGGCCAACGGCGTGGTGCGGAGGAAGAAGCGACCGACGCGAAAGGCTGTGCTGGCATGACCATCGGCAGCCATCAGCGCAGCGTCGGAAAAAGCCAGGTGCATCTGACACCGCGCTGGCTGCTGGATCGGCTTGGCCAGTTCGATCTCGATCCGTGCGCAGCGACCGTGCGGCCGTGGGATTGCGCCGCACGCAACCTCGTCGAGGCTGATGATGGCCTCGCCGTCGACTGGGGGGGGGCGCGTGTGGCTTAACCCTCCTTTCGACCGCTACCAGGTCGGCCGCTGGATCGATCGTCTGGCACGGCACGGCAACGGCATAGCGCTTGTGCATGCGCGGACGGAAACCGAATGGTTCCGGCCGATCTGGACCGGGGCGACGGCAATCCATTTCCTGTTCGACCGGGTGAAATTCTGCCGGCCTGACGGCAGCGAGCAGGCTGCGAACAGTGGCGCCCCGGTGGTGCTGGCCGCGTTCGGTGAGGCCAATGCCTATTGCCTGGCGCGCTGCGGAATTTCTGGCGCGTTCGTGCGGCTTGGCAGGATGGAGGCGCCGGAATGACGCCCGACGTCGACATTCTGCGCGCTATGAACCGTCTGCGGAAGGCGCTCGAAAAGCGCATGGCGATGGACGATCGCGCCGAGGAACTGGCACGACGGGAGCGCAAGCCGCGCGCTGGGCAGCTTGCCGACTTCGATATGCGCGCGCTGGCGCTGCGCTTGCGGCCGATGCTGGAATTCGACGGCCGCGGCTGGCGCGCCATCGCTGACGAGATCGGCGTCACGTCATCCGATCTGTCGCGCGTGATGGCCTCGCAGCAGCTTGCCTATCCGAAGGTGCGCGCGATCTGCGCCTGGGCCGGGCTCGATCCGGACGTCTTCTACCTGCCGCCTCTCAATGCCCCGAAACCGCGAAAGCACCCGCGCCGGACAGCGCGGCGCAGCCGTGTGTTTCACGTGACCACCACTGAAACAGTGAGTTTGGAAAAATGCTCTCAAAGCTGATCTTACGGCTTGCGCCGCGTCTCATCGCGCTTTCGGACAGGCGCCGGCCCGATGTCGTCATCGGCGGCGATGCCGATCCCTACATGCGCCGGTGGTGGCTCATCCCGCGCAACCGGTGGTTCAACATCTACCTCCACCACTTCATGCGCTCCGATGACGATCGCGCGCTGCATGATCATCCCTGGTGGAACCTGTCGGTCTTGCTGCGCGGGCGCTACGTCGAGCACACCATCGATGCCGGCGGCATCAGCCGGCGTGTCGAGCGCTGCGCCGGACAGATGAAGTTCCGGGCGGCGAAGGCCGCGCACCGGATCGAGCTGGTCGACGGGCCGTGCTGGACACTGTTCATAACCGGCCCGGTGCTGCGGACGTGGGGCTTCCATTGCCGCCTCGGCTGGGTGCCCTGGCAGCAGTTCACCAAACCGGAGAATCCCGGCGAAGTCGGTCGCGGCTGCGGGGAGTTCGACTGATGCGCGCCGCCGACCTGAAAACCGCGCAGGCGCGTGTCGACGAACGCGAGCAATGCCGCCGGCTGCTTCAACGGGTGCTGAACGGCGAGGTTCTGCACCTCGTGCTTGGCTCCGGCGACAAGGCCAGCGAGATCGTCATGGCCGCCGACTACATGGCCGACATGAAGCGCGACATTCGCGGTGCGCTGGCTGCGCGCATCGAACGGCTCGATTCGGAATTGATGGGGCTTGGGGTCGATGGCTGAAGCTGCGCTGCGGAAACTGGACCGCGAACTGCCAAGGACGGACATGCGCTCGCCGGCCTTGGCCGCGCGGCAGCGCGAACGTGTGCGCGAGATGGCCGTATCGGCATCGGTTGTTGACATCCGGCAGGCGCGCGACGCTGCTCTCGACGAAATCGGCACTTTGGCGGCGAAGATCATCGCCGATGCAGAGAAAGAGGCGGCGGCGATCGTGGGGGCCGCCCTTGCCGAGGCTCGCCAGCAGATGGCCGAGGCAGTTCATGAGGCGCGCTCGCTTGTCGATGTCGCTTCCATCGTCGCTGATCATCAGCCATCCCGGCGCCTGGTCGCCGACATCATCCGCGAAGTGGCGACGCGCACCGGCGTGCCTGCTCGCCGCATCGTCGGGCGGGGCGCTTCCAGGCACATCGTGGCAGCTCGGCACGAGGCCATCGCCGAAGCCTATCTGGCGCGACCCGACCTGTCCCTGCCGATGCTCGGGCAACTCTTCGGCAATCGCGACCATACGACCATTCTCTACGCGCTGAAGCGAACGGGGGTTTATGGCAAGGGGAGGGGCGATTGACACCCCTTCGCGTCCTGATTGCCTGTGAGACGAGCGGCATTGCACGCCGTGCCTTCGCCGCGCTCGGCCATGACGTCTGGTCGTGCGACATCGAGCCGGCCGAAGACGGCAGCAATCGCCACATTGTCTGCGACGTGCGTGGCGGCATCCTCAACGACGGATGGGATCTGCTCGCCGTCCTACATCCGCCCTGCACGCGGCTTTGCCGCAGCGGATGGCGATGGATGTCCGGGCCTGGCATCTGGACGCCACCGAAAAAGCTTCCGGCCGGTCGCACATGGGAGAGCATGAAGGAAGAATTCGAGAAGGGCGTCTCGATCTTCACCGCATGCTGGCAAGCGCCGATCGATCGCGTGGCGATCGAAAACCCTGAAATGAACGATCTCGCGCGCGCCCGAATGCCGGCCGATCTGCCGTTGCCGCATATGGTTCAACCGCATTGGTTCGGGCATCGGGAATACAAGGCCACAGGCTGGTATCTGCGCAACCTGCCGCCACTACAGCCGACCGACCAGATCAAGGAACCGCCACGCGGCTCCGACGAATGGCGTCGGTGGAACCGCGTTCACCGCATGACACCGGGACCGGAGCGCGCGCGCCTGCGCAGTCGATCCTTCCCCGGCATGATGGCCGCCGCGGCGCGACAATGGGGCGGCTATGCCGCAAAGCTGGAGGCGGCGGTATGACGTCCGAATCCGCACGTCTTGCCCGCATCCGCGACCAGTATTCTGCCATCGCGCCGGCATCATGGTCACGCGTCCATAACGGCGACCATGCCGATGCCGGCTGCTTTGTCGAGGCGCAGGGGCCGATGGGTGAGCTTTCGCCGGTGCTGCGCTTCTGCCGCGGTGCCACCGACGACGAGATAGCATTCGTGGCGGATGCGCCGGACAACGTGCGCTTCCTGCTCGGCCTCGTCGACAGGGCGATCACCCGGCTGAAGCCGAAGCAGGCCCGCCGCTCGCCACAGCATGGCGATCCGGCGCCGGCCGACCAGAAGAACTTCGCCGCCGAATGCGCCATGAAATGCGATGAGCCTGCCTTCCGCGTCTTCCTGGAGGAAAAGCACGGACTGGAAAGGCCGCTGACCGACGAGCGCGTGGCGCAGAAGGTGCGCGGCCTGCTCGGCGTCACCTCACGCGTCGATCTCAATCAACCCGGGCAGGCGGCGGAACGCTGGAAGGCGCTGCGCGGCGATTTCGAGGCATGGCGGAGGGCAGGGCGATGAAGGCTTGCATTCCCACTCGACGCTCGTGCGATGATCGTGTTGCGACGGCAATTTTGCCGGCCGCCAACAGGAGACCATTGCCATGACCATCGGTTCTACAGCCAATATCGCCGCCGCCTATGACGTTCTTCGCACATGGCATGGCTCCCGCTCCCTTGAGCCGGTGCATCGCCTCGCCTTGCTTCTGATCGCTGATTCGTTCGGCTCCGGTGCAACTTACGTCGACGCTTCGAAGCTCCATCACATGCTGGGCACGGACGATCCGTCCGATGCGAGATCGGCCATTGAATGGCTGGCAGGATGCGGCCTCATCAGGCTCTCCGAGTGGCACGACGGCATTGCCCTTGCGGGTTCCACGATAGCGACTGAGCGGGAGATCGCCGACGCGCGCGATCGTCTCCACTGTCCGTGGCCATTTGAAAATTGGGCAGGAGTGACGTGAGCGAAGAAGCGACCATAAGACGTGGCACCCGTAACGCTCGCTACACGACCGTTCCGAACCACGTGTTCGAGGATGATCGCCTCTCCATGGAGGCGCGCTGGCTGCTCGGATACCTGCTTTCGAAGCCGGACGATTGGACAGTGCGACTAGGCGATATCCGCAAGAAAGGTGGCTGCGGGCGCGACAAAGCGCGCTCCATGGTCGCCGAACTTGTCGATGCCGGCTACGCCGAGAAAGAGCCGGCTCGCAAGGACGGAAAGTTCAACGGACTTTGTCTCGTCATCTATGACGAGCCGCGTCAGGTGGAGGCATCTGGCGATAGTGTTGCATCTTTGCCGCAGCCTGAAAAACCGGCGACGGTTCAGCCGTCGCCGGCAAATCCGCCCCTAGTAAATACTGATGGTTTAGCAATTCCTGAGGGTAGGGAGAGAGAGGCGCGGGCGCGCGAGACGGAAGATCGGAAGATCGTCGAGCGCTGGCTCAAGCGGGTGCATCCATCATGGCCGAGTTTCGTTTCCGACAGCGGTGACCGCGCCCTTGCCGCTGCGCTGGCCCTGACAGCGGAGGAGCGCGAGCAGGCGGCCGAGCGCATGGCCGACTATCTGGCCGTCGAGCGCCAGAACAAGGGGCGCTGTGCCTTTGCCGTCTACCTCGCCGAAAAGCGCTGGGAACGCCTGGCGCCGAAAGAGCCGGAGAAGCCGAAACCGGCCTACGCGCCAGCCTTCGGACCGGTGTGGGCTGCGCGGCGGGCGCGGCTGCTGCTCGGCGGGCCGATGGTGCAGACGCCGCTCAAGGCCTGGGAGGAGCGAGCGATCGAAGCCGGGACGCTGAGCCGGGAAGCAGCGGAAACTTCGGCGCGGCGCAATGGCGGTTGGCCTGTCGTCAACGCCATGCACGAGGCGGCGGCGCAGCGCGGCAACGGCTACAGCAATCCCGATCCGGTCGACGAGAAGCTCGGCAAGCTGTGCGAGTTCGTGCCGGTCGACTGCGATTGCTGGCGGGCTTGGAAGGCCGAGCACGAGCGGCTTGGCTGGCCGTGGTTGCCGGACCCGGGAACGATGCGCGGCGCGTATTTCCCGGCTGGCGGGCCGGAACGACTGAGCAAATTCGAGGCAGCGGTGCGAGGCGAAGATGATGCGGGCGGACGTGAAGCGGCTGAATGAGGCGGAGCGCTGCTGGGCCGATCCTGCAACGGGAGAGGTCATCAACATCGATCGCGCATGGCAGGCCAGCGACAAGCGAATCGCGATCTCGCGCCGGCAGCGTGCCTTGCTCGCGGCAGCGGGTGAATCGGGGCCGGCAGCACGCTGGTATGTGCTTCAGGTCGAGCGCGCCGCCGACATTGCTGTGGAAAAGCTTCTCGAAAAGGCTCGCATCGAACACTGGATGGCACAGCAGACGATCATCGTGAGGCGTCGTGGGCGCTATGGAATGGAGCGTCCGAAGGAAAAGACGGTGCCTTTCCTGCCCGGCTACATATTCGTGAAAGTGGTTTGGTGCGCGCCTTGCTGGGAGGCTCTTGCTGGGCTGAAAGGCGTTTCCGGTGTCATCGGAGGTGCCGAACGTCCGCCTCATGTTCCTGATGCCAAGATATTGAAAATGCAGGCTGACGTGGAGAACGACCCGGAGGCGATCAAGGCCATGCTGCGCGAGTTCAATCCGGGCGACAAGGTGAGCGTCGACGATGGCCCGTTCGCCTCGTTCCCGGGCGTGGTCGAGACTATCAGCGACAAGGGCAGGGCGAAGGTCGAGGTGATGATCTTCGGGCGCATCGTGTCCGTCGACCTCGATCTTGCGCAGATCAGTAAAACGTACTAGCCGTTTGCAACAGGACGAGCCCGAAAGTGTCGCACTCCTCATTCGAGGCTGGAAGCGCCATCGGCCCCAGGTGAAGCATCAGGCAAGAGCCGATCAGCTTCACCGCAATGGCGAAGCATTCTCGAAAGTTCTTCGGTTGATCATGGTCAAGCTCAAGTCATGGTGGGCTGATCGCCACCTGCGGGAGTATGGGCGCAGGCTAGACGAACTGCATGCCCGCTTTCCGAAGGTGCTGCCTCGGATCATCAATCAGGTCGGCAACCGCGCCAAGACACAGGTGATCAGGAACCTGACGGTACAGACGGGCTTGCCGCGAAAGACGATTGTCAAGGCGATAGGCAATCCCGTTGTCGCCCGCCCTGGTCGCCTCTCCTATGAGATGTCGACGCGAGGCGGCAACATCCGCCTGAAGTATCTTTCGCCACGCGAGACGAGGCCCGGTGTGGTCGCCAAGCCATGGGGTAAGCGCACTCTGTTCCCCGGCACGTTCATGATGGGCGGCAAGTTCCCGAACCGCCACGGCGGCAAGTTCAACGGGCATGTCATGCGTCGCCTCAACACGTCGGGAACGAAGCTGACGCAGGCGCGCTCGGGCATGTTCATCCCGCGTGAGATGACCAGCGGCGCGACGGCAGGGGCATTCGAGCGGACGGCAGCGCCACTGCTCAAGCAGCGTGTCGACGCGGCATTGACCAAGTTGATGGGGTGACCCCCTCGGTTGGGTCCTTCCCCGGCTTTGCCGCCTAGCGGGTACGCGTGACTGCGGGATTTTAACCTATGCAATTTTTTGCAAGGGGACTCCGCTGCCATAGGGTTGGAATCGGAATCACATGGCGAAAAGCTATCCGCCCGACCTGATCGCGAAGGTGAGGGCCTTCGTCTCTGCGGGCAATTCTCGGCGGGAAGCTGCCCGTCATTTCGGCGTCAGCGCCAGCTTCGTCGTGAAGCTGATGCAGAAGGCGCCGGTCGAGAAGCTGACCAGGGCGAAAAAAGCTGCCGTGGCGCTAGAGGAAGCCGCGCCGGACCTCGCAACCATCGTCGTGTCCGCCTCTGACCTGGCCGAGATGTTCGGGGTATCCCGTCGCTCGGTATCGGAGTTTTCGGAGCGCGGAATCATCGACAGGGTCGGTCGGAATCGCTTTGCGCTGCAACGTTCGGTGAAGCTGTATTGCGAGCACCTGCGCGCTGTAGCGGCCGGTCGAGGCGGTGATGGGACGCAGGAACTCACGGCTGAGAGAGCCCGCCTTGCGAGAGAGCAGGCGGATGCGACAGCCCTGAAGAACGCGGTTGCTCGCCGCGACCTGGTGCAGACACACGAGGTAGAACGGGAGTGGGTGACGGTCTGCCGCAAGATCCGCAATGCCGTCCTCGCCGTCCCCTCACGTGTCCGGCAGACGTTGCCGCACCTGACCAGTTTCGATGTTGAGCAGATCAGCCGGGAACTCCGGCTGGCGCTGACGGATATCGGGAAAGATGACGGCAGCATTGCAATCGCTGAGGAAGGCGGCGTGGTCGAGCCTTCTTCCTCCCCCGAAACTCAGGCTGTCGGAGTGGATTGAATCGCACGTCTTCCTGCCGGAGGGTGTCTCGTCGCTCCCCGGTTCCGTTCGGCTCTGGCCTTTCCAGCGCGAGATCGCCGACGCTATCGGTGATCCGGCCATCGAGCGGGTGACGCTGGTCAAGCCGGTTCGTGTCGGCTTCACGACGATGCTGACCGGCGCGCTCGCGAGCTACTGCTCAAACGATCCCGCGCCGATCCTGGCGCTGTTGCCGACCGAGGCGGACTGCCGTGATTACATGGTTTCCGACGTCGAACCGATCTTCGGAGCATCGCCGGTCCTGAATAATCTCTTGTCCGGCGACCTGGAGGAGGGCGGTCGCAACACGATCCTGTCTCGACGGTTTCCGGGCGGCTCGCTGAAGGTGGTGGCTGCGAAGGCGCCGAGGAACCTTCGACGCCACAATGTCCGTGTGCTGTTCATCGACGAGGCGGACGGCATGGAGGCGACGGCGGAAGGTTCGCCGATCCTCCTGGCTGAACGCCGAACGCTGTCCTTCGCCGATCGCAAGATCGTCATGGGCTCGACGCCTGTCTTCGAAGAAACCAGCCATGTCCTGCGCGCCTATGCGCAATCGGACGGCAGGATTTTTGAGGTTCCTTGTCCGGAGTGCGGTGATTTCCACGAGATCGCGTGGAAGGACATCCATTGGAAAGAGGGGGAGCCGGAGCGCGCGCATTGGTGCTGCCCAGGGTGCGGCTCAGTGGTCGAAGAGCGCCGCAAGCCCGCGATGGTCGCGGCCGGTCGCTGGCGGGCGACACGCCCGGACATCAAGGGCCATGCCGGGTTTCGGCTGAACGCCCTGGTCTCGTTGTTGCCGAATGCCTCGTGGGGGCGGCTGGCCCGGGAGTTCCTTACGGTCAAGAACGACCCGTCGACGTTGCAGACATTCGTCAACACCATCCTTGCACAAGGATGGCGCGAGGAAGGCGAGGAACTCGACGACGCGGAACTGTCGACCCGCGCCGAACCGTTCGGGCTTGTCGCAAACGAGAAGACAGGCTGCACCGGCATCCCAGCCGAGGTGAAGGTGATCACCGCCGGCGTCGACGTACAACGCAAGGATCGGCTCGAAGTCACCTTCGTCGGATGGGACGAAGACGGCAACGCCTATGTGCTCGGCCACACCATCGTGTGGGGCATGTGGGATGACGACACGACTTGGGCGGAACTCGACACGGTTCTGACGACCAGGTGGGATCATCCGCTCGGTGGTAAGATCGGCATCGACGCCACCTGCATCGACAGTTCGGACGGCGTTACGATGGAGACGGTCTATCGCTATGCCTTCCCGCGCTTTCGCCGGAAGGTGCTGGCGATCAAGGGCGACGAGGGCAAGCGTCCTTGGATCAAGATGTCGAGCGCCAAGGTCAAGGGCGGGCATCTGTTCATCGTCGGCGTCGACGGCATCAAGGGCGCGATCATCTCGCGCCTGCAGCGCAGCAACATGATCCGGTTCTCGAAGAACCTGCCGGCCGACTGGTACGAGCAGCTTGCGAGCGAGCGGGTGATCGTCCGCTACAACCGGGGCCAGCCGCAGCGGCGCTTCGAGCGGATCAAGGGGCGGCGGGCCGAGGCGCTGGACTGCACGGTCTATGCCTTCGCCGCCCGACAGGTGGTCAACGTCAACTGGACGCAGCGTGCCGGAGAGCTGGCGACGCCGGCCGAAACGGTGCCCGTACCGTCGGCGCCGAGAATAGCGAAATCGGAGTGGCTCTAGATGGCCGACCTTGATGACCAGATCGCCGCTCTGTCCGATGCCATCGCGCAGGGGGCGAAGCGTGTCGTGTTCCACTCCGGCGGCACTCGCCGCGAGGTGGAATATCACTCGCTGAAGGACATGCGGGACGCGCTGGCCGCGCTTGAAGCGAAGAAGGCGGGCGGCTCGCGGATCGTGCTGGCGGCGTTCTGATGGCGAAGGTCAATTTCATCGATCGCGCGATCGGCTGGGTGTCGCCTAGCTCCGGCTTGCGCCGCGTTCGCCAGCGCGCCGCCATGGAATTGCTGACGCGCGATTATGACGGCGCGGATCGCGGCCGGCTCAAGTCGTCGTGGAAGACGCGGTCCACGTCGGCGGATGCCGAGATCGCCAAGGCTGGTCGCATCCTACGCGACCGCATGCGCGACCTGGTCCGCAACAATCCGCACGCCGCCAACGCGATCGCGGTTCTGGTCACGCATGCGATCGGCGACGGCATCGTGCCGCGCGCCAAAGACCCTAAGGTCAACGCGCTGTTCGCCGAGTGGATCAAAGTCTGCGACGCCGACGGGCAACTCGACTTCTACGGTATTCTCGCGCTCGCCGCGCGCGGCATGTTCGAATCCGGCGACGGGCTTGTCCGCCGTCGCCGTCGTCGCGCCGAAGATGGCTTGCCGGTCCCGCTTCAGTTGCAGGTGCTCGAAACCGACCTGATCGACAGCACCAAGGAAGGAACGCTGTCCGGCGGCGGCGTCGTCATTCAGGGGATCGAGTTCGACGCGATCCGGCGTCGCCGTGCCTACTGGATGTTCGGATCGCATCCCGGCAACTCGTTTTTCGATCCGCTCATGTCGATCGTGTCGAAGCCGGTCCCGGCCGAAGACATCGCGCATGTGTTCGAGAAGCAGCGGACACAGGTGCGAGGCGCACCGTGGGGCGCTCCTGTCATCGCCGATCTGCATGATCTGGCAAGCTATGAGCAGGCCGAGCTTGTGCGGAAGAAGCTGGAATCGTGCCTCGTCGGCGTGATGACCGGCGGTGATATCGACGATCCGATCGGCATGCCCATGAACGGGCAGGACGGAAAGCCGCTGCCGGCCGGCATCTACAACGCCCAGGGTGAGCGGGTGGAGAAGTTCGCACCGGGCATGTTCTACAACGCTGTCGGAGGCAAGGATATCGAGTTCAGCCAGCCGGCCGCGACCGGCAGCTATGACGCCTACAAGACCGCCATGCTGCACACGATCGCCGCTGGCTTCCGGGTGCCGCATGCGCTGCTGACCGGCAATCTGCGCGGCGTGAACTATTCGTCGAGCAAGATCGGCATCGAGGCGTTCAAGCGGACAATCAGCGCGCTGCAATGGCAGGTGATCATCCCGATGCTGTGCGAGCCGATCTGGCGCTGGTTTCTGGAGGCGGCCTATCTCGCAGGCAAGATCGACCACATGAACCATCCGGCTGAGTGGTCGCCGCCGCGCATGTATTCGGCCGATCCCGGCCGCGACGTGAATGCCAAGCTGGCCGAGGTTCGTGCCGGTTTCCGTTCGCTGTCCTCGGCCATCGCCGAGACCGGCTACAACCCCGACGACGTGCTGGACGAGATCGAGGCCGACAACAAGAAGCTCGATGACAAAGGAATCGTGCTCGACAGCGACCCGCGCCGGATCTCGCAGGCGGGGCAGACACAGAAGCAACCAGCCGACGACAACAAGGATGATCGCAATGATCCGGACGCGTAAGCTTCCAGCCGAACTGCCTTTGCAGTCGCGCCTTCAGACGATAGTAGAGGGCACGATCGATGCGGCAGCGCGGACCGTCACCCTCGTTTTTACCGCTGGCGCGACGGTGCGCCGTCGCCGCTATGTGGGCTGGGACACCGTCATTCCGTTCGACGAAACCCTTGTCGTCAGCCGGGCGGCCGTCAATCTTGAGCGGCTCAATGCCGGTGCGCCGGTTCTGGAGAGTCATTCGTCATGGTCGACGTTCAGTCAGTTGGCTGTCGTCGAAAGGGCATGGATCGACGGCAAGGAAGGCAAGGCGACGGTGCGCTTCCCGGTGGCCGGCATCGACGAGCGCGCTGATCGGATGTTCGGCATGGTCGCCGACCGGATCATCAAAAATGTTTCGGTCGGCTACTCGATCGACAAGCTTCGCATCGTCGAGCCGGAGAAAAAGGGCCAGGTCGAGCATCATATCGCCGAGCGCTGGACGCCGTTCGAAATTTCCTTCGTGACGATTCCTGCCGATCCGGATGCCGGTGTGCGCGGCGCGGCTGATGGCGCGACATATCCTGTCGAGATCGACGGGCTGTCCGCAGCAGCGGGCGCCGTCGCTGCCCGGATGCGCATGCGCGCCAGAGCACTGAATCTCAACATCTAGTCTCAATCCCGAATTCGGCTGGGCATTTAATGCCCTCCGGAACCGCCTCCTGGCGGAACGACACCGCTCGCACCGTGAGCGCCAACACCGAAAGGAAACACTATGCGCACTTTGAAATGGTTGCGGGCGCAGCTGGCGAAGCTGAATACCCGCGCGGCTGACAAGATCGCCGAGATCGAAGATGGGATGGAGCCCGATGCGGTCCGTGCCATCGAGCAGGAACATCAAGGCATTCTCGACGAGATCGCCCAGATCAAGGATGAGCTCGCCGAGCGCGAGGCCGAGGAAGGCCGCGAAACTCGCAACCAACCCGTCGATCCGAGCGAAGCGGCACAGCAGGCCGTCCGCGCCGAGCGCGAGCGCGTGTCGACCATCACAGACTTGGCCCGCCGCGCCCACGCTATCGACCTCGGCGACGAGCATATCCGTGCCGGCACCGGTGTCGATGCGTTCCGCACCAAGCTGCTCGATCACCTGGTCGCGCAGGAAGGCAATGCACCGACCGACAGCAATGTCCGCGCCCATGTCGGCACGGAAGCCGCTGACAGGGTCCGCTCGGCGAAGGTCGAGGCGCTGTCCTACGGTCTCGGCGCTCCGGTCCCGCAGGCCGGTCCGAGCGAAGGCGCTCGCCAGTTCATGGGCCGTGGGCTTGTCGACCTCGCAGCGGACAGCATCGACTATCGCGGCGGACGCATGCTCAACGCCCGCCAGATTGACGAGATCTTTACGCGCTCCTCGATGAGCACGTCGGACTTCCCGATCATCTTCGAGGGCGCCATCAACCGCACGCTCGAACAGCGCTATGCGCTGGCGCAGCCGACCTTCAAGCGGTTCGCCCGCAAGCGCAACTTCCGCGACTTCCGGCCGGATACGGCCGTCAAGATCGGCGACTTCCCGCTACTCCAGAAGGTGCTGGAGACCGGCGAGATCAAGTATGGCAGCTTTGTCGAGGGCAAGGAGCAGGTGCAGGCGTTCAGCTATGCCATCGCGCTCCGCGTCACTCGCCAGATGCTGATCAATGATGATCTCGGCGCCATTCAGGATTTGCTGACCAGCTACGGCGCGTCGGTCGCCCTGTTCGAGGAAGTGACCTTCTACGCCGGCGCGTTCAATGGCAACCTTGCAGATGGCAAGGCCGTCTATCACGCCGACCACAAGAACCTGGCTTCGGCCGGCACCGTGATCGACGTCGACAATGTCGGCGCCGCTCGCGCCGCCATGTCGAAGCAGAAGAGCACGGGCGGCAATCCTCTGCTGTCGAACTCGCCGAAGATCCTGCTGGTCGGTCCCGACAAGCTGACCGAGGCCGAAAAGCTGTTGGCCTCGATCACCCCGGCTACGGTGTCGAACGTCAACATCTTCTCCGGTCGCCTGGAGCCGCTGGAAAGCTCGCAGATCGCCGGTAATGCGTGGCATCTGCTCACCGACCCGGCGGTTGGCTCGAACTATCGCTGGGGCTACCTCGAAGGTTACGAGGCGCCGCGGGTGCGCATGGATGAGCCGTTCGGCCAGCAGGGCTTCGCCATGTCGGTCGAGCACGACTTTGGCTGCGGCGCGACCGACTTCCGCTTCGGGTACAAGAACCCCGGCGCCTGATCGGCTATTCGAGAATCTCTGCGGCGCTGACAGCTCGCGCCGCAGCGCGCTCCTTTCCACCATCATCGCAACGATAGGAGGCCGCCATGGCCAAGAACTTCATTCAGCCGGGTGACACCGTCACCGTTCCTGCCCCCGCCGACGTGTCGTCCGGCGCTGGCGTTCTCGTCGGCACCCTGTTCGGCATCGCCCAGTTCGACGCCAAGAGCGGCGTCGACGTGGAGATCAGCACCAGTGGCGTATTCGAGCTGCCGAAGACAAGCGCCCAAGCGTGGACCGTCGGCGCGAAGATTTATTGGGACGGCAGCAAGTGCACCACAGCCGATGGCTCCGGCGCCAACACGCCCATCGGCAACGCTCTGGCTGTCGCGGCGAACCCGTCTGCGACCGGCATCGTGCGTCTGTCGATCTGAGTGTGATGGCGACCTGGCGCAATCTCGAAGCGGCGGTCGATCAGAAGATCGGCCGCACCTTCGGGGAGAGTGTACGCCTGTCCTTCCTGAAGGATGGCGTCGTCGATCCCGATCGCGCCATGGTCGACATCGCGGCGACGCTCGCAACCGGCGGCGACGATTCGGCAACGATCGGCGACGGGATGAGCCGCTATCGCTCGCGGCTCTCACTCGGACAGGCCGAGCTGTTCATCGACCGCTCGACCTATGCCGGCCCGATGCCACGCACCGGCGACAAGGTGAGGGCGAACGATCGCGCCGGCAAGCCGTGGTTCGAGGTCTCGGCAGTCAGCGACCGCTATTCCAACCTGATCGTCCTGTCGCTCGGAGAGGTCTGATGCTCTCGCGTCTTGCAGTTCGTCTCGCGACGGTCGAAGCCCTGAGGGGGAAGACCTTCGTCGGCGCGAACGTTCTGGACAGCCATATTTCCGCGCTCGACGTCGCGGCCGATGAAAGCCTGCGGACAGACCAGGAGCGCCCATTCCTGTCCGTCTACATCGATCACAGCAAGGCCGAGGATGGCCTTGCCTTTCGGGCGCTGCACCGCAGCGGCGCAACCGATCTTGTGATCGAGGCAGGAATCGCCGTGACGATGACCGAGACGGATAAGGAGACCGGCGAAAGCCAGATTGTCGGCATCGGCGTCCCCGCGACCGATCCCGCCATGGAATTCTACCTCGATTGCGTGGGCCGCCAGGTCGCTTCCGCGCTAGGCGATCCGAACAGCGACTGGGCCGAACTGTGGAAAGACTTATCGACCAGCATCCTCAAGGTGGAGCGCCGCCGCACGTCGGACGGCTCCGGAACACGGATCGCCGCTCACCAACTCGTCATCACCCTCGATCTTCTGTCGGATCCGGTATTCGGCGAGCCGATCGCGGAAACCAGCGTCTGGGCGAAGCTGCTGGCCAAGCTTGAAACGATCGACCATCCGTATCTTGAAACGATACGCGACCTGCTCGGCGATCCTGACGGCGTGTTGATGAATGAGGCGCAGCGGCGCCGCTTCGGCATGACGCTCGACGAGGCGCGTGCGCTGCTCGATATCGCCGTGCAGCCTGCCGAGGCGACCGAGCCGGACATCATGTCGGTGACGACCGAGCGGACGGAAGGGTCGGCATCGTGATCGATTTCGTCAACCGCCTGGTCGAGCTTGAACGCAAGGTCGCCGAGCATGATCGCCGCTCGCGCAACCGGAAGCGCACCGGCACGATTTCGGAGGTCGACAACGCCAAGGGCCTCGCCCGCGTCAAGATCGCGGACGGGGAGCAAGGTCCGTATCTCTCGCCGTGGGCGCCATGGAAAGAGGTGTCGGCCGGCGGCACGTCCTCGCATATTCCGCCAACGGTGGGCCAGCAGGTCGACATCGTGTCGGAGAGCGGCGACCTGACGGATGGCGTCATAGATTTCTCGACGCATTCGAACGCCAACCCTCGGCCGCATGATGGCCCGGAAGCGGTGATCGTTCATGGCGGCACCCGCATCGTCATCGGCGATGGTGCCGTCGAGATCACGGCTGACACGACGATCAAGGGCGCGCTGACCATCGAAGGATCAAGCGTCACCCACAACGGCAAGAACATCGGCGACACGCATGTTCACGGCGGGATCATTCCCGGTGGCGCCGACACATCCACCCCGCACTGACAGGAGAGCAACATGAAGGTCATCGTCAACGTGTCCGGCTTCTACGGCGGGACGTGGTTTGAAGCCGGCGAACAGCCGCAGAACATAAAGGACGCCGTGGCAAAGCAGTTCCTTCCGCCCCATGGCGACCAGCTTGCCTTGCCGAAGGCGGTTGTACCGGCCGAGAAGCCGGCAGGACGCCGGGGTCGCTGACCGATGGCGGGCTCCGGCTTCAATCGCGAAACCGGCGCCCTGCTTTCCGGTTTCGACAATGTGAAACAATCGATCGGCGTGATCCTGACCACGCCGATCGGATCGCGCGTCATGCGCCGAGAGTTCGGCTCGGAGCTTTTCGGGCTGATTGACCGGCCGATGACCGATCAGGTCATTCTTGCCATCTATTCGGCGGCCGTCATGGCGCTGGCGCGGTGGGAGCCGCGTTTCGCGATCACCGCCTGCAATCTCACCGGCGCCCAGGCTGATGGCACGCTGTCGCTGGAATTGACCGGCGTCTACTACCCGCGCGGCCACCTCGGCGACTTCACACCGTTCAGCGACGCGCAGACCGTCGCCATCCCGATTTCGAGGGCGTCATGAGCCGTTTCGTAGCGCCGGACCTGTCCGATCTCGGAGACGTGCCGCAGGTCGTCCCGGTCGATTTCGAGGCGATCAAGCAGGGTCGCGACGAATATCTGATCGCGGCGCTGGCACGCTTCGGGATCGACTACGACCTGACGAAGCTGGAAACCGATCCGCTCGTCATCGCCTACAGCGAGGGCGGCGGCTATCAGGAGACGCTGTTCCGGCAGCGGGTCAATGAAGCGATCCGAGGCCTGTCGCTGGCGACAGCCATCGGCGGTGACCTCGACCATATCGGCGCGACCTACGCCGGCATCGCCCGGCTGGTCTACCCGAACGACGAGGACGATCAGCCGGCGAACTCGCAATGGGACGCGGCGCGCGGCAAGTGGGTGGAGACTGATGCGATCTTCCGGTCGCGCATTGTGCTCGCCTTCGAGGCTTTCAGCACCGCCGGCCCGGAAGGCGCCTATGTCTTCCATGCGCTGGAATTGGACGGCACCCGCGATATCGCCGACGCCGTGGTCTATTCCGAGGAAGACGGCGCGACCTATACGAGCACGGCCCTCTTTGAGGACGCCTATACGATGGGCCTGATCGGATCGGCTTTCGCCGGTCGCGATACTGGCGATCCGGTGCTCGCCCCGGAAATCCTCATCGTGGTGCTGCCGACGCTTTCCTATGGTGCGGCCGATGCCTCGCTGCTCAAGCGCGTGTTCACCGCCTGCACGGCTGATGATGTCCGGCCGATCGGCGACAACGTTCGCGTCCAGGCGGCAACCGTGACCGCCTACGATATCGCCGTGACGCTCTACTATGCGCCCGGCGCCGACGCGGCGGCGCTCGCTGCCGAGGCGAAGAAGCGTCTCGAATCCTATGCGGCCGACCGACGCCGCATCGGGTTGGACGTGCAGCGCGAAGTGATCGGCGGCAGGGCCGCCGTCGACAACAACGTCACCGTCGACGTGACATCGCCTGCCACTGACATCGAGCCGGGACCGACAGGCGTCGGGCGGGTCGGCACAGTGACAGTGACGACGGTGCAGACGCAGGGATCGTGGGAATGACGCCGGCCGAAGCTGTAGCCGCCGTTGAGCCGATCGCGCGAGCGATCCTGCCGAAGACATCTTCGGCGATCGAGCGAGCGGTGCTGTCGGCGGAATTGGCGCGCATCGCCATGGTCGATCCGACTGTCATCGTCTCGATTTGGAACCCGGCGACCTGTCCATCAGCTTTGCTGCCCTGGCTGGCCATGGGCGTCTCGGTCGACGTGTGGTCGAACGATTGGCCCGAAGCGACGAAGCGCGCGGTGATCGCGGCCTCGCCGATGGTGCACCGCCTGAAAGGCACGCTCGGCGCTGTCCGCAGGGCGTTGGCCGCATTTGATCTTGAGACGAGCGTCGTCGAATGGTGGCAGGACGGATCGCGCCGCGGCACATTCCGCGTCGAGATCGTCTACCGCAATGGCGGCCCTGTGTTTGATCTGACGACGCAAGGCTATGCGATCTTGTCCGTAGACGGGGCGAAGCCGAAAAGCCGCGTCTTCACCGCTCGCGCCGCGCTGCGCGCTCACGGCTCGCTCTATATCGGCGCTCTGGCCCGCACGGCGCTGTCAGCGACCGCGCATCCGTTCGCATTCGATCCGCCGGTGCTGCGCGCCACGAATTACGTCGGCGCGACCGCTGCGACGATCATGTCCGCAACCGCACATCCGAAGGCTGCTTGACCCATGGCACAGACCTCTTTCGCTTTGATGACGACGCTCGGCCGCGCCAAGGAGGCGGCGGCCTTGGCGAACGCCACCACCATCGAGATCACGCATATCGCCATCGGCGACGGGGCGACGGTTCCGAGCGGAGGCGAAACGGCGCTCTATCATGAACTGGTCCGCAAGACGATCAGCGGACACGGCACAGTGGTCGGCGCGTCGAACACCGCTTATTTCGATATCTTCCTCGCGGCCGATGATGGTCCATATACGATCCGTGAGGCCGGCCTGATCGACTCGGCTGGCGATCTGATCGCCATCGCTCACTACGATCCGCCGATCTCGAAGCCGGTGCCGGCGAGCGGTCAGACGGTTGAAGGCACGGTTCGGCTGGAAGTGGCGTTTTCCGACATCGCCAGCATCGTCATTAAGGTCGATCCGGCGATGAAGGTGGCGTTGCAGCGCCTTACGCGCCTGCCGTGGGTTCCGGTCCTTTCGATGACGACAGCGGCGCCGCCGGCAAGCCCGGCAGTCGGCGACACCTATGTAATTGCCGCTGACCCGACCGGCGCATGGGCGGGGCAGGCCGGAAAGCTTGCCGAATACACTGTCGCCGGTTGGGCGATCATCGCGCCGCCCAACGGGCATGGAATTTCCCTGCCGGACGGTCGTATCTTCATCCGCCTTGCTGGCGCCTATGTCGAACTCGCATCCAGCACAGACATGCGCGGTCTAATCGAACTGGCGACGAAGGCCGAGGCCGTCGCAGGCACGGATACACAGCGGGCCGTGACCCCTGAAGGATCACTCGCTGTCGTTGCCTCTCGCCTCCAGGGCGGCACTACCAGCGCTGGCGCCACTGACGACTGGAACAATCTGACCGATTGGGGAGTGGCGGCAAACATTAAAGTAGGAACAGCCCCGCACGGCCCAGGAGGCGGCGGGTACTACTTGGCGTGGATATTGCAGTATCAGGCCACGAACATAGTCCAGATCGCGATCCCCTATGCGGATGCCGCTTCAATTGGCGGTGGCATCTGGCTTCGCGGTCGTTACGACGGCACATGGAGCGACTGGTGTAGCGCTGGTCGCCCTGCAACCCAGGCGGAAGCGGACAGCGGCGTGCGGGGCGATGTGTTTCTTTCACCCGCGACTGCGCGTGATCAGGCCGCGTTGTATGTTTCGGCGCAAGGGCAAGAGCAGTCAATACCGAGCGGGGCGTACACAACAATCACCGATATGACCACGCTCGCCTCGAATTTGGATGACGCGACGTTCGCAGGTGGCGCCCTTACCATCGGGCCGAAGTCGGCAGGAAAGTGGCAGATTTCGACACTCATCACGATGGCGACGATGACCGAGGGCCGCGTTTCTAAGAGCTACGTCGCGAAGAACGGCAGCAATATCGCATTCTGCGACGGTGGCCGATCACTGGCGTCGGGGCCATATGCGTCCTCGCCGTCCGTTGCCATCAACATCATTTTCGATTTGGCCGATGGCGACGTGATCACCTACGGCGTGTTGCAGACTGACGACACATCGATCGTGCTGTCGACCAACGGTACGTTCTTCAACGCGGTGAGGTTGGGAGGCTGATCATGCAACAATTCGAACTCACGCCGGATCAGGTGACGCTGGTGTCGCGGTCGATCGCGCTGGGAGAAGACACGCTCTATCAAGGCGGTGTTCTGATCGTTCGGGATGCGGCCATCGCCACGGCGGTGGCCGCGATGCTCGATGACGAGAATTGGGAGGTGGCGGCCGGCAAGGCAAGCCTGATCGCCTATGCAGCGATCAAGCGATGGCAGGTCGAGACGGGCGGCATCACGGTTGCCGGCGCGGCGATCGACACCAGCCGCGAGAGCCAGGCGATGATCACCGGCGCCTATGCCTATTCGCAGGCGAACCCGTCCGAGACGATCTCCTATAAGGCGATCTCTGGATGGGTGACGATCGACGCCGCCACCATGACGGCCATCGCTACCGCTGTCGGCGCACATGTGCAGGCGTGCTTTGCTGCCGAGGCGTCTGCTGCGGCCGAGATCGAGGCAGGCACCATTACCACGACGGCAGAGATCGACGCGGCCGATTGGCCGGCCTGATCGCAAACACCTGAAAATTCAACCGGCCGCAGGGCCATCACGAAAGGAGAGCCGCCATGGCTTCTGTGTCCTTCCACCACGGCACACGCGTATTCCAGAGCGCCGAAACGCCGGTCCTTGTCCGCACCGCGCAGACAGCCGTCATCGGCCTGATCGGCACGGCGCCGAACGCCGATCCGGCGCTGTTCCCGCTCAATAAGCCGGTGCAGATATTGAAGCCGCAGGATGCGGTGGGCCTGGGCACCACCGGCACCCTGATGGACGCCATCGATTCGATCTTTGATCAGGTCGGGTGCCCGATCGTCATGGTGCGTGTTGCCGAGGGCGAGTCCTCGGCAGAAAGTTGGGCGAACCTGATCGGCAGTCAAGTCGCATTCACCGGCGTCCATGCCTTCCGCCGTGCCCGCTCGGACGGCCTTTACAAGCCCAAGCTTCTGATCGCGCCCGGCTTCACGCAGACGGCGCCGGCAGATGGCGTCGCCTCGATCTCCGTCACGAACGGCGGTTCCGGTTACGATCAGGATACGGTGACGGTGACGATCACCGGCGGCACTGGCGCCGAGGCGACCGCTACGGTTGTCGACGGCGTGATCGCATCCATCGCGGTCGGCGACGGCGGCAGCGGCTATGTGAGCGGCACCACGACGGTCAGCATTGCCGGCGGCGCCGGCAGTGGGGCCGCGGCGACTGCGACAGTGGTCGACGGCGCCGTCACGGCGATTGCCGTGACCGAAGGCGGTTCCGGTTATACCGACCCGGTGGTGACGATCGGTGGCGCCGGCAACGGCGCAACCGCGACCGCGACGCTTGCGAACGGCGTTATCGATTCCGTGACCGTGACCAAACCCGGCTACAGCTTCACCGGAGCCGCTACCGTCGCCTTCGGAGGCGGGGGCGCGAGCGCGACGGCGACGGCCACCAAGGGCAGCGTCATCAACCCTGTCGTCGCCGAACTGATGGGTGTCGCCGAGGCGCTCAAGGCCATTGCCTATGTCGACGGGCCGGACACGACGGATCAGGCGGCGGTGCAGTATCGCGGCTACATCAATTCCGGCCGCGTCTTCGTCTGCGATCCGAAGGTGCTCAAGTACGACACCACGGCGCTCGACAACGTTCCGAAGCCGTCGTCACCGATTTGGGCCGCGCGACAGGCCAAAATGGACCTTGAGCAAGGTTTTTGGTGGGCCGGCTCCAACGTCGAGATCGCCGGCATCACCGGCGTCAACCGGCCGATCGAGTATGGCGCGCAGTCGAACTATCTCAACGAGAACCGCGTCAACACGATCGTCAATATCGACAACACCGGCTACCGGCTGTGGGGTGTCTGGACCTGCGACAGCGATCTGCTCTGGCAGTTCGTCAGCGTCCGGCGCACGGCCGACGCGATCAACGAGGCGCTGGAAGCGGCGTATCTCGAATTCGTCGACCGGCCGTTCACCAAGGCGAACCTCAAGTTCATGATCGAGGCGGGCCGTGCCTTCCTCCGCACCATGGAGCTTGAGGGCGCGATCCTGCCCGGCTCCGACGTGTGGCTGTTGGACAGCAACACCGACACCGAACTTGCGCAGGGCATCGTCAAGCTCGGCGTCAAGTTCGAACCGCCGGCCCCGATGGTCGACATCAGGATCACCAGCTACCGCAACATCGCCTCCTACACGCTCCTGCTCAATCAGGTCGCGCAGGAGATCAGCGGCGGCACCCTGGCCGCCTGAAGCGGCACGCAGTTCCCAGGCGTCGGCACCATGCCGGCGCCGTCCTTCGCCCTCACAATCTGAAAGGTGGCTCCCATGCCGAGCAATTCCGACATGCCGAGGTATATCCTCCGCAACTGCACCATCTTCGCCGATCGCGTCTCCAAGATCGGCCAGGCCAGCGAGATCACGCTGCCGGTCCCGACCGAAAAGGTCGAGGAAATGCGCAATGCCGGCATGGTCATGCCGATCGATATCCCGATGGGCTACGAGAAGATGGAGTCCTCGTTCAAGCTGTCGGGCTTCGATCCGCAGGTCATCCAGCTTTTCGGCCTTTCTGTCGGGGTCGAGCGCGAATTCATGGTGACGGGCGCGCTCGCCCATGAGGACGGGACCATCATCAATGCCACAGCCTATATCCGTGGCCGTCTCATCAAGAACGATCACGGCTCATGGAAGCCGGGCGAAGCGGGCGAGAACGACTTCCAGATCACGCTGCGCTACTACCGGCTCGAAATTGACGGCCGCACCGTTATCGAGGCCTCGCCATTCGACGTGTCGATCGGCGGCGTCTCGCAGACGAGCAGCATTCGCGCTGCGCTGCTGGCGTAACGGAGGGCCGCGCGCATGACAAAGACCATCGAGGTCAAGCTGTCCAAGCCGTACAAGCTGGCCGGCAAGGACACCGACACGATCAGCTTCCGCGAGCCGAAGCTTGCCGACCTGATTGTCATCGAGAACGCGGTGAAGGATGGCGGGCCGCATGGCGTTACCGCCGTCATGATGGCGCAGCTTTCGGGGGCGACGCAGCCGGAAATCGCCGAGTTTTCGATCCCCGACTATGCAGCGTGCGACAAGGCACTGCGCCCTTTCACGACGGTCGCCGAGCAGGGTGGCGGCGACTGACGGCCTGGCTCTGCCGGGAACTCAACAGCCCTCTTTCCGAAATCGGAAATCTAACGCCAGTGGAGGCGATCCGCTGGCGTGACGCGGTGATCGAACTCCTGCCCAAGAGGCCGTGACGTGGCAACTCTTACCTCCCGTCTGATCGTCTCGCTGACCGATCGCGTGACCGGCCCGGCGCGCGGCATCGGCGCCGCTCTCGGCCGTCTGCATCGACAGGGGCAGCGCACGTCCGGTGCGCTGATTGGTGGCGGCGCCGGCATGGTCGGCGGCACCGTCCGCAACATGCTCGCCATCGGTGCCGGCTACGTTGGCGTGTCAAAGGCGATCGGCGGAACAATCGGAGCCTCGATCAAGTTCGAGGAAGCCTTCGCGGACGTGCGAAAGGTCGTTGACGGGACACCCGCGCAGCTTTCCGCCGTGCGCTCCGAAATCCTCGATATGTCGAAGCACCTGCCGGTGACGGCCGAAGGGCTGGCGTCGATCTACGCCGCCGCCGGGCAGTCCGGTGTCGCGTTGCAGGAACTCGGCAAGTTCTCCGAGATGGCGGCCAAGGTCAGCGTGGCGTGGGATACCTCGCAGGCGGATACCGGCGACGCTCTGGCGAAGATCAAGACGCAGCTCGGTCTCAACGTCGATGACCTCGGCAAGTATGCCGACGCGATCAACTATCTGTCGAACGAATCGGCGGCCAACGCGCCCAACCTGGTCGAGTATGCCAAACGCGTCGCGGCAGTCGGCAAGATCGCTGGCTTCCAGTCGACCGAGACGCTGGCCTTCGGCGGTGCGATGATCGCTGCCGGTGCGGAAAGCGAGGTCGCGGCCACGTCTTTCCGCAATATGGCGAAGGCGCTGACCAAGGGCGGCGAGGCGACGAAAAAGCAGCGCATGGCGTTTGCCCGTCTTGGCCTCGATAGCGTCAAGACCGCCAAGAACATGCAGAAGAATGCGCTCAAGACCACGCTCGACGTGATCGATCGCGTTCAGAACCTGCCTGAATGGGAGAGGATGAGCATCTCGTCTGCCCTGTTTGGCGACGAGGCGCGGGGCCTTCAGCCGATCATCGCGGACACGAGGGAGCTTCGACGCGAGCTTGGCATGGTCGCCGATGCGGCGATCTATGCGGGGTCGGCGAACAAGGAGTATCAGACCCGCGCCGATACGACCGCGAACTCGCTCCAGCTGCTCGGCAACCGCATTCGGGCCATCGGTATCGAAATTGGCGATGGCTGGAATCCGTTCATCAAGCAGGCCGCCGATGGCGTCGGCGACATTCTGATTTCGCTCAAGCAGCGCGTCGGCATCCTCGACGATATCCGGGCCAGTTTCGAGGGCTTTTTCGGCGGCCTTGGCGGGGTTGGCAAGAACGGCGAGGTCGGTGGCGTCGTCAAAATGATGAACGATCTCGGCGACGCCTTCTTCGGCAAGAAGTTCAACGACAGCACCGCCTATGCCGTCGACGAGCGCGTCGTTGGTCTAGCGAAGCTGTCGAACAGGATGCGAGAGATCGGCGGCAACTTCCGCCAGTTCTTCCAGGATGTGTCCGCCGGCAACATCGGCGACGCGATAGGGAATCTCGGTGCGGCGCTGGCGAAGATGTCGGGCAGCATGACGGTCGGCGGCGCACTAGCGATCGGCCTGACGGGCGCGGCGCTCATCAAACTTGGCCAGGGCGCCGCCGCACTGGCGCTGTCGAAGGCCGGCCAGATCGCAATCATGGCGATGGCCGTCTCGACGCTCATCAATGCGGTCAAGGATGCCGGGAGCATCGGCGAGTTCGCCGACAATCTCTCCAGCCTTTCCACGTTGGACTTGGCGCTCGTTGCTGCGGGCATCGGCCTTGTCGGCCTCAAGGTGTGGAACCTCGTCGCCGGCTACCGTGCCTTGAACGTTGCGAAATCAGCGGGGGCGGCGGAAGCTACCGGCCCGAAGGCGCCAGGGCAGGTCACCGCTGGCGAAGCGGCGACGCCGAAGGGTAAGCCTGGGACGGACTTCGGGCCTCGCCCGCGAAACACCACTGGTCCGTGGGGCTACAGCGACCCTGCTCCTGAAGGCACCCGCGTCGGGCCAACTGGCCCGAAAGGCTTGGGGCCGCAAGCGCCTTCGGGTTCTGCCCAGACCATAATGGACGGATTGAAGAACGTCGGGACCGGATGGCTGAAAGGGCTTGGGGCCGCAGTTGCCTCATGGGCCGGCGAGGCGATCATCAACGATGCGTTTCGCGCGCTCGGCAAGAACCCTGACACCCTCGGCACGCTCGGTAATGCGAAAGCGTTGTGGGACAACTTGATCGGCGGTCAGGATGTTCGTGAGCGCTACCAGCCGAAGCCGGAAGACAATGCATCGTCTTTTGTCGGAACGATGAAATGGCTATGGAATCAGCTTCCGTCCGATTTGACCAAGCCGGTCGGGTCAGGCCCTTCAGAGGTCAATGTGATCGGCGTGCCGGAAGTCTCGATCCCGTCGCCCGTTACCACGCAGCCGAGCGGAACACAGGACGTGCGAGTCACCAACCCGCAGCCGGCGCCGAACATCACGGTTCATGTGACGGCGACGCAAGACCCGCAGGCTATCGCGGCGGCGGCGGTCGCGGCGATCTCGGCGAAGTGGAACGCGCTGTCGCGTGGTGCCTTCTCTGACGGGGCAAATTGATGGCGATCCCGATGGCCCTGGGGCCGTTCATGTTTCACAGCCTGCGGTTTGGCTACAACGGCGTGCGCCGCAATTTGTCGACGCGGTGGGCCGATATCCAGACTGTCGGCGGCCTCAATCGCCTGCAATGGACCGGCGGCGATGACGATATCGTCGACATCGAGGGAGTTGTTTTCCCGCATGAGTTCGGCGGTCTGGCGGCATTGGAGGGGATGCGCGGCGCTGCGCAGAGCGGCGCCGTGCTGCCGTTGATCACGCTCGCCGGGAATGTCTACGGGTTGCATGTCGTAGAAGGCGTCTCGGAGGATCAATCCTTCCATGACGCCCTCGGCCGACCGCGCATGGACGTATTTCGGTTGCGGCTGAAACGCTATGCCGGTGGCGGCTTCTCGCCGATCTCGGTTGTGGCGACATTGTTCGGGTGATGGCGATGGCGACGGTCTACACCACCATGCAGGGCGAAATGATCGACACCATCTGCCGCCGCGTCTATGGCGACGAAAGCGGCTTTGTCGAGGCCCTGCTCGAGGCCAACCCCGGCCTTGCGGCGCTCGCTGCGCCGCTGCCGATAGGGATGGAGATTACGTTGCCGGATCTCGTTGCTGCGACCGACGTGGTGCCGGTTGTGGCTCTTTGGGATTAAATCTTCCGGAGACGAGCCACGATCTCTGCCGCCTGCGATGGTGATGTCAGCGATTTCAACGTCTCCCACCTGCCATCCTTCAACACCTGCACCTTCTTGAAGAAGAGCGAGAAAAGAAGCGCGCAGATAAGTGCGACCGCGGCTATTCCATACCATATTATTCCAACGGCATCGGTCGTCCGTCCGAAAAATATGCCGACCGCCACCAATCCCCACGTCCACCAGTCAGTCGCCGGCACGATCCGGTCACCTTCAATATTGTCGGTTCGGATAGAGATGGCCGCATCCTCGGATGATCTCTCTGTCATTGCTTACCCTTCCGCGAGGAAAACAAAATGAAAACACCTCGGGCAGAAATAAAAGTCAACGGGAAACCCGTTGCGACGCTGTTCAACGAGCGTCTGATCTCGGTGACGATCTCCGACAAAGAGGGCGTGACTTCCGACACGATCTCTTGCGAATTGAACGACGGGAACCCTTTCGCCGATATCCCGAAGAAGGGCGACACGATCACGGCCGCCCTCGGATATCGCGAAACCGGCATTGCCGATTTCGGCTCCTATACCGTCGACGATCCGGAGGTGCGCTGCCTCCCCTATGGAATGACCATCAACGGGAAGGGCGCGAACGTCCGCGACAAGGCCAAGCAGCATCGGTCGCGGCATTGGGATCAGAAGACGGTCAAGGATATCGTCTCACAGATTGCCGGCGAGAACGGCCTGTCGCCGGTCATCGACGGCGAGGTCGGCGCCTACAAATACGAATGGTTCGGCCAGCAGGACGAAAGCGACCTGCATGTCGTCGAGCGCCTGGCCCGCCGGCACGATGCGCTGTTCTCGATCAAGGATGGCAAGCTGATCTTCGTGAAGAAGGGAAGCGGGCAGGCGGCCAGCGGCGCGGCGCTGACCGCTGTCGTGGCGACGCCCTTCAATATCGTTGAAGGCACCTGTCGGGTGAATTTCGCCCATCGCAACAAGTTCAAGAAGGTGAAGGGCCGGCATCAGGATCGCAAACAGGCGAAACTCGTCGAGGTCGAGGAAGACAGCGACGATGAGGGGACCGCAGAATACACGATGCCGGAACCCTTCGCCGATCCCGACGAGGCGAAGAAGGCGGCCAAGGCCAAGGCCAAGCACCTCAAGAGCGAGACGATCCGCACCACCGTCACGCTGTGGGGCGATCCGACCATCCGGGCCGGTGCGCCGTTTACCTATTCGCGCGTGCGTCCCGGTGTCGACGGAATCGAGTTCATCATCGAGACGGCGACGCACACGATCAGCAAGGCCGGCTACACGACGCAGGTCGAGGCGAAGCTGAAGCCGGAAGCATCGTCGAAGGCCAAGAGCGGCACCGGAAGCGCGTCAAGCAATTCCGGGGCAGGTAGTGCTGGCGGCGGTTCCACGCCACCCACGGCCGCGCCTGTGTCGACTGTGCCGTCGCCAACGAGTCTCGTCACCCACCGATAAATCCGAAAGGACATCATCATGACCACGACGCTGGACATCCAGCGCCGGCTTTGCCGCGCTCGGCTTCTCGTCTGAGCCGATCGACGCGTTCTTTACGCCTGCTGTGCAGCTTTAAGCGATCACGCGTACTATCCTATAAACCAGAAAACCGACAACTACCGCTGCGGCGTGGAAACCCCTCATATTTTCGAGCAGGTACACAGCTGTGTCGTACATGACTCACCGTGATTGAGTGACTGGCCGCCGCCGGCACCCCCGCCCGCTTAGGCGGCCAGTCTGCTGTGAGGCCAGCATCTCACGGCTATACGAAGGTGAATAGGCGATCAATAACCCGTTTGAGGTAAGAAAAACCCGACCGCTGGAGTGAAGGGGAGGCTAGCGGTCGGGTGCCAAGTTCTATGCGACGACGCCAGACGATAGTCGCATTGCAAAGCAGCGATCAATTCGACTGAAAGGACTAGAGAAAAGGCCCGGTCGATGAGAACGCGAGATTCGACGGCCGGGCCAGCGAAAATCCGGTCACCGAACAGGCCTGCTCATTGTAGCGTCGGCTTATTGACAGCCGGCAAAGAAAAGCCCGACCTTCGAGGGTGTCGCGGTCGGGCGAGAGGTGCCAGGGTTTGGAGGCTCTGGTCCCCTGACCATATGCCGCGCGACGGCGCGTTGGCAATCGGCTCAGCAGCAGGTTACCGCCGGGACGACGCTCAGAAGCCACGGCACGATGGCTAGAATGACCACGGCCGCAACTGCGATCACAACGACATAGAACCAGTCCTGCCTAGAAAACGGCGGGAGCATGGTCACCCCTCCCTTTAAACCCGCCGGCATCAAAGCATCGCGGCTGACGTAAGTCGAATCTCTCTCGAAAGGACCATCACCATGGACAGAACCGCGTTCTACGCGGCGCTGCGATCCCGCGCGTCTACATTGTTTGGCACGTCCCTTTCACAGGGACAGGTGAACACTCTCACCGCGATACTGGACGAGGCCGAGCGGCGCGGGCTCATCCTGACGCATCTGGCCTATGTGCTGGCCACGCCGTACCACGAGGTCGGATCGTCGCTCCAGCCGATCCGTGAGAACATGACGTACACCAGCGCCGCGCGCATCCATGCGGTGTGGCCCTCCCGGTTCAAGACGAGCGCGGCGGCAGCTCCATATGTCCGCCAGCCGCAGAAGCTCGCCAACTTCGTCTACGGCGGCCGCATGGGCAACGTCGGCCCGAACGACGGCTGGCTATATCGCGGCGGCGGCCTGCCACAGGTCACCGGCAGGGCGATGTACGCCAAGATCGGCAAGCTGATCGGCGCCGATTTGGTCGGCCATCCAGACTATATCCTCGAAATCGACGTGGCCGTTGCCGCCATGTTCGAGGGCATGATTGATGGCCTGTTCACCGGCAAGAAGCTGTCCGACTTCCTCAACGCCACGGCGACGGACTATCGCGGCGCGCGCGCCATCATCAATGGCGACGTGAAGGCGAACGGTGACAAGATCGCCGGCTATGCCCGAGAGTTCGAAGCGGCGTTGAAGACGGCGGGATACACCGGCCAGAAGCCGAAGGAACTGCCGCCACCGCCCGTTCCAGATGCGCCAAAGCCCGCTCCGATCCCGCAATCCTCTCCACCCGAGCCCGCGCCGCAGGCATCGCCTGCGCGCGCGCCTGAGCCGTCCAAGTCCAAGCCTGCCGCCGCCGCTGGCGGTCTCATCCTCGCACTCGCCGCCGCCGCTGCCTGGTGGCACGACATCACGTCATGGATCGGGAGTTTCTTCCAATGAAGCTGTTCAACACCAATGCGCTCCACAACCTGATCAACGTGGCGATTGCCGTTGTGGCCGGCGGCGCGCTCACGGGCTTCGACTGGACATTGTTCGGCTTATCGGACGCGGCGGCGCTGAAGGTGACGGGCGTTCTAGCCCTGTCGAAGATCGTCATCAACGCATGGCGTGACGGGCCTACCGGCCTGATCGCGCCCCAGCCTCCGGTGGAGAAGTGATCATGGCTGATGTTCTTCTCGCGACCATTCTTCTGATCGGAGGCATCTGCTGGTCAGGTCTCATCTTTCTGGCAATGGCCAATAGCCCGACTGGCGGCACCAATTTCGCGATGGCTCCGTTCATAGCCGGTCTGGCAGCGGCAGCGGCGGGCGTCCTCTACTGGATATACATCGTTGCCGGGTGGCTGTTCTGATGTTCGGCCTGCTGGACTGGCTCAAGATCGGCGGTGCGTTCCTCGGCGGCGTCCTGATCGCCGGGACCGTCGCCTATTTCATCGGCCATTGGATCGGCGAGAGTGATGGATACGAGCGCTTCATCGCCCAGCAGGCCGCCGCCAACGAGAAAGCCGAACTGGAAAGGAAGGGCGACGATGCCAAGCTTCAAGGCATGTCTGACTACGATCTGTGTGTTGCTGGCCTTCGCGATCAGCGGGTGTCAGTCGACGCCTGCGAACAGCTGCGCGGGCTTCAGTAAGAACAACCTCTCGCCGGCCGGGACCGTCGCGCTCATCCAGGCCGACCGGCCCGGCTATGAGCGCGTTCTTGGCAATGATCGCAATGGCGCCCGTCGCGGGTGCTGGAACTAGCAGTGCAGGACAGGGCAGCGGGCTGATGGATGAACCCATGGAAGTCGAGATCGCACGCTTTGACGAACGGCTTAAGTCCATCGAGCGAATGCTGGGCGATATCGTCTCCGCTCAGAAGGAGGCCTCGGAAGGGCGACGCCGGGGCTATGAGGCTCAGGAGCGTACCGAACGGGAAGTGATCGGCATCAACCATCGCCTAAGCGCTGTGGAGAAGTCGGTTGAGGCCATCCGACCGACGACGGCCGAGCTTGAGAAGGTGCGGGATCGCGTCATCTTCGCTGGATCGCTCGGCAAGGCAATGTGGGGCGTGGGTAAGGCTCTGCTTGCTGCCGCTGCCGGCGCCGCTGGGGCGTACTACACGATGACGGGCCGGCCGCCGCCGTGACCAACTCTTTCAATTTCTCGAACAGTTCGCCCGCTCCGGTTCGCCGGGGCGGGTTTTTTTTGTGCTCGGTGCTTTCGTGCGGGCTTTCAAAGAGGCGCAGGATCGCCGTCATAACCTTTCAGCCAGTCAGCGGCTTGATCCTTCCACGCTTCCGGCACTTCGCGCGGCTTCCCGTCTTTTCGAGCCTGCTGGCCATACAGCCACGCAAAATACTCTCGGCTATCCCTGCTCATAGGTATCGCTCACCCTCGTCCCGGTGCTCGAAGCAGTACCAGCGCGGAGTTTCGAGCTTCATCCGCGTGAACCCGAAACCGCCCCACTTTGAGCAACCATCGTGCTCGCAGCAGTGCTCGTAGATGCCCGTTGGGGTCGAGGCGGGTCCGACACCTTCAGGAAGCTTGGTCGGTTCGTCGCTCATTGAATGGTGATCGCTTCCTTCGGCGCGTCGACCAGCGCCGTCATGTTGTCGGGGAGGGGGCGCTGCAGGTGCCTTGCCTCCTCCCACGGTGCATCCAGCCAGATTTCGGTCTCTTCTTGCGTGGTCAGGATCGCCGGCATCGCCTTGTCATGGATCGGGCGCACGACGTCGTTGGCATCCGTCGTCAAGAACGCATAGAGGTCGATCGTTATCGGGCCTTCCTTGATCTTGCGCACGCTCGTCCATTGCGGGATCCAGATGCCGGCGAAGAAGGCGAGGGGGCAGTCAGGCGCGACGGCGAACCATTGATTGCGACGGTTCACCTTGTCCCATTCGGCGAAGCTCGTGATCGGCACCACACATCGATTCTCGACGCCGAGCCACCGTGTCCAGTGCTTGCTTTCGACCTTGCGGACGTTCGTCGTGCCGGCGTCCGGCTCCATCTTCAGCATTTCAGGGAAATCTGGCGTCTGCCCCTTTGCCTCAAGCTTCGCGACGCGCTTCTTCGTCGCTTCCATGAGCGCGTACTGGGAGGAGGGCAGTCCCCACCTGACGCGCGCCAGCTCACGCTGGCCGTCGATGGCGTTGCGAACGATCGGGCCATGGCGGTCGGGCCCGACCGTCATGCTGGGCGCCCAGTTGCCCGACAGGTCCCGCATGGCGCGCGTCCATTCGATGACGGCCTGCTGTGTCGTCGTCACGTTGTATAGATTGCACATGCGCGATTACCGGCCGCCGTAGAACATGGCGGTGGCAATCGGATCCGGCTTCAACCAATCCGGCTTCTCGCGCTCCGGGAGATCGAGCTCAAGGCTGCAATCTGGCTCGGGGCCTTCCGGCCAATCCGGGTAACAGACGCGCACCGCCGCTTCTTCCGCGTTCAACCAGACGTCGGCGGCCCTGGAGTCCTCTGCGGTCAGCGCGGAATCGCCGTCTTCCGGAAAGCCGGCGTCATCCCAGCCTTCCAGCGCGAAGTAGCCGCTGGCAGCCGTCTCCGCATCCATATTCGCATCAGCAAGAACTTTGCGGGCGGCATCGAGCGCACGCGCAATAGTTTCAGGGTCGATGCCCTGCACCGTCAGACGCAGTTCCATGACTGCCTCCCTGTTTTCTCTCAAGTCGCGACAGTGAACGGAATGAGAACAAAAATGTCAAGACGCCCCTTGACGAAATAGGAAATCAGTCCTTTTTCAGGGACTATGCCCAACCCTTGTTGGCCCAAACACAAGCACGAATTCCGGTTGTCGGACGCTCTCAGGAATGGGCGTCTGGCGCAGATTCGTTGCCGCTACTGCAAGGTTCAGCGCTATTACCTGATCGAGGATTTGCAGCGCCTGTTCGGCGACATCGAGGTTGATGAAGTCGTCTACGACCGGCGATGGCGCTGCTCGAAATGCAAAAACCCGGACACATTGCAAATCGATCTGGTGTCGCCATCCGCTTCCGAGCTTCAGAGCTGCCTGGTCCGGCGGATCGACCGGATTGAATATCGAATGCGGGTGATTTGGAAGGATGGGCCGCTATGACCTTCCGGCTTCCCGAACTGACCTATCCGCTTTCGATCAACACTCTCGGCAAGAAGATGGCCGATGGGCAGGAGATCACAATCCATTGCCACACCTATGGCTGCAATCACCGGGCCCGGATCAATTTGGTGATGCTGGCGCGAAAGCTCGGCATGGACCATGGCGCCATGGATGCCGAATTGCGGCCGTATTTCTATTGCCAGCGGTGCCGAGACGCTGGCCGACCGGATCGCAATTTCAGCTTCTGCGGCATGTGCGGACAGGCGAGGCATCGGCATGGCCTCGCACGGAAGACGACTAGTTCCAAGTTTCACCGTTCGTTCACGCCGCTGTGGGGTGCCGCGAGTTGGAACTGCCGTTGGCCGAGCACAATATCTCTCAGCCTTCTAAGCTGTTGCTCGTCCCCGAAGAGACGGAACAAAACACGAAATGCTGTACGAGATTTGTACGGAAAGACCCTGCAATTTCGCGGTTTGTTCCGACATCCAACCGCATGTTGCTACATCAGAAACAAAACGGGACCGGCTGGACGCCTTGGAAATGCTGGGTTTGCTGGCGCACCCGACAGGATTCGAACCTGTGACCTCTGCCTTCGGAGGGCAGCGCTCTATCCAGCTGAGCTACGGGTGCTCCGGAAACTGCGCCGCAGCTCCCGGCACGAACGGCGAACCGGTCGGCTCCGGCTTCTTAGCGGAAGGCAGGCCGCGCTTCAATGCGGAAATGGAACGTCATCGCTGGGGTCGGCCGTCGTCGAGGGGCGGCCGTCCTGGTGGCGATTTGACGACTTTGGCAAGCCCGCGGCATCGGCTGCCGGAGCAGTTTGTTAA